GTGCCTCCGGTGGCGAATTTGTCACTTGTCAGGCTTCAATAGATATTGCAACACAGATAGGTACATCTCCTGGTATGATATCCGGAATAACTCTGCATGCATGGGCATCCGGATCTGGATTGAATGGGAAAGCTGCTCTGAGCAACAACGGTTCGCTTTTTGAATATGGTGATGTTATAACACCAGATATAAATGATCCAACCTATTGTTTTTTTACGGCTCCTCAACAGGTTCAACCACTGTCGAATGACTGGGATGGGGCCGATACACCTTATATGAGATATGAATTAACAGGGAGTTAAAACGATGGCGACAGGCTCTGCCATAAATTTATTTGGTTCTGTTGTTCACAATGCAACCCCGCCAACCGCAGCTGCGATTAATTTATATGCATCGGTAGTTCACGATGCAACTCCTCCAACGGCTGCGGGGATTAATTTATATGCATCGGTAGTTCACGATGCAACTCCTCCAACGGCTGCGGGGATTAATCTATTTGGCTCTGTTGTTCATAATGCCGCACAAATATCAGGAACTGTTGCAGATATTACTGGAACAGTTGGAAATCCCGCAACTTTTGATGGCACACCAATGGGTGTATCAACATCCTCTGTTAATTATCAATGGTCTTGGCAATCTGTTCCTAGCGGAAGCGCGATTGTGAATGCCTCCTTCCCGCTGCCAGACAGCGGATCGACAACACCAGTTAATATGTCTGGAAATGTCGGCTTGTGGCATTTTGAAGGAAATGCAAACGACACGAGCGGAGAGGGGAACAACGGTACGGTAAGCGGGGCCACACAAGTTGCGGGTAGGGTGGGCTCGAATGCTTATAGCTTCGATGGTATCAACGACTACATCACCGCGCCAAGCACTGGAAGCCTTCAAATCGCTGGCGACATATCTATAGCTGTGTGGATAAAGGCTGACAGCTATGCCGAGTGGGAAAGCATTATACAATACTCGAACCCCGGTGAGGCAGAAGCCGATAATCATCTCTATAATATAGCCTGGGCCAATTCGGGTGGAGATATACGTTTCTTCTGGGAGCATGGCGCTGGAAGTAATGTCCAAACTGATTTTAATACTAATCTAAATACCGGGCAATGGTATCACCTTGTGGCTGTTCGAGATACTTCTGAAATGAAAGTTTATTTGTATCTTGACGGTGTGCTGTTTGACTCACAGATATATTCAAATAACCCAACAGGTGGAACTACTTCTCAACTATGGATAGGTGCAGACAGTGCGGGGTATTACTTCGACGGCACAATTGACGAAGTCGCCCTATGGAATAGAGTACTTTCTCCACTGGAAATAGATCAAATATATTTCTTCCAATCTGGTTCATGTGCATCCGGGTCCGTGGGACTCGGAGAAACCTTTAGTTTTACACCAGATGTGTCGGGCACTTATTCCATTGAACTAGGATTAACTGACGGTGTTGCAACACCAATTAGCGGGAATGTTGATGCGGTTATTTCTTCGGGCGTTACTCCCATAACTGGAACCGGGTCAATAGAGGGTGTTGTTTGGGAATTAACTTCCGAGACAGCCGGAGCATCTGTAATTGAAGGAAATGTTTGGGAATTATCTACAGAGACAGCCGGCGAATCTCGAAATGAAGGTGTTGTTTGGGAACTTTCTGCCGAACCTCTTGATAAGCCATCATTAAATATTCCAGATATAGCTGGCACTGTCGGTACTAGTTCTTGTTTTTATGCAACAGCGAGCTATACTACTACCGGTTCAATATTATATTCTTGGGAATGGACAAGTATACCTAGTGGATCGTTAATTACATCTGGTAGTAGAACAGGCTTCTCTGGCTCTGGAGGTGCGTATAGTGAAGTTCCAACTGGCTCTATAGCTTGCTATCTTCCTGATATTACTGGATCATATATTGTTAAAGGTACCTTTTATAGTGATACTGGCAGCGGAGGAGGAAGTTTTGCCTTTGATACAGCGACTGGTGTTGAATCTGGACCCGCCACCCCTATCCCCTGCATTGAGTCTGGCGGCGCGAATCCCCAGTTAATCCTCGGCCGTGGGCTCGTAATAAATAATTATTTAAATTTGTCGGCCGGAAGAGAGAGGAGGGCTGACCAAGTACCTTTCAAGCTAGGAATAAAAGATAGGCTTGGCTTGAGAAATTCTGACTTCATAAGCACGCCTTCTGGATCAATTCCTACTTATTGCACTGGATCCCCATAAGTTATTGGATTTTTTGATTTAAAAATACTAATTATATTACAAAAGGAGTACCAAGAAATGGGAAAGCAAAGAAGAAGAGCATGCAGGCGCGCCGCGCAGAAGAAAAAATTGGCAGCTGCGGAAAAAAAGATTAATCAAGCCAAAGCAGTTGCTGAAGCACAAGCCAAAGCAGTTGCTGAAGCACAAGCCAAAGCAGTCGCTGAAGCACGAGCTAAAGCAGTCGCTGAAGCACGAGCTAAACAAAGAAAGCCACAGAAAAAGAAAGCCACCTCCTCAGGATTGGGGAATAAGCCTTCTAAGTTCAAAAAAACCAAAAAGGAAGAATAAAAAAATGGATTTTGAAAAAGTCACGAGAAAATTTCTTTTGGGAGAGTGGAGGCAGGGCACATCCATTCTTTCTAGGGCCCGTGCAATTAAGGAAGCACTTGAAAGTCTCAAGCCGAGAACCATCAAGGAGCGCCAACGAATTGAGCTGGCCTTGGAAAATTTAACTCACATGAGAAGAGGATATCGTAAGTTAGAGGAGCAAAATACAACTCTAACTGAAGAAAATCAACAACTCACAGAGAAATTGCAAGTCTTGGAAGAAAGCCGAGGAGACGAATAATGATGTTGCTTGAGGGAGGCGTAGGAGGCCACATGAGCCATCTTTACGACAATCCGCGTCTTACGTTTGCCACAATCAAGAAAGTCCTACAAGCGGCCTCTGAAGGCCAGCTAGAGGGTACTGAGAAGACCGATGGCCAGAACTTATTCATCTCGTTCTCGGTTCCCGAACAGAAAGCGAAAGGTGCAAGAAATAAGTCCAACATTAAGGACGGTGGTCTCGATGCTAAAGATCTGGCAAAAAAGTTTGCAGGAAGAGGTCCGCTTGAGAAGACTTTTTCTGAAGCCCTTGCCGCATTTGAAGAGGTTGTTCAAGAAATGCCAAGAGCCCAGCAGATACAAATCTTCGGCCCGAACACAAACGTGTATTTTAGTGCAGAGATTATAGATCCCAGAAGTACCAACCTAATCAACTATGATACAAAGACTCTAGCAATCCATAGGGGTGGTGCGGAATTCAACAGAGAGACTGGGGATCCCATTGAGATTGAAGTCGAAGATCCGAATTATCCTGGTGAGTTAATGAAGACCACCAAAGATGTAAGTACTAATGCAGAGCTGCTCGACAGCCTCCTAAGAGATAAACAAGAAGATATCAAAAAGAGAGATTATGGCGTTGAAATGGACGCCATCAAGATACTCAGGGGCCTGGAAGATGATACTGCTCTAGATCTTGCGCTTGATGAACTTGAAAAAGAAATTAGTTCTGAAGGTATAAGTGATAATCAAACCGTCCTAGAATATGTAATGGCTAAAATTTCCAACTGGTTTCAAGAAGAGGGACTAGATCTTGACCCAGAAGCAGAAAAGAAAGTCCTACAGAAAATTCTTTTAACGGATCCGGGATATCGATATGCCTACGGTTATGGAAGAAAGCTAGATAAGGAGTGGAATAAAGGTGCCATTCTTAAAAACATCCCACCAGAGAATAGAGAAGATGCCAGGTATGCCATTGATAATGCTGGAAGCATCCTAAAGGGCGCCATTGCTCCAATTGAGAGTATCATTCATGATTTCTCTGTCGAAATGCTGAAAAGTCTTAAGAGTATTTTCATTTTAGACAATGAAAAAGAATTGACAAGACAACGTAAAGAGGTGGAAACCGCAATTAAGGCAATCGAGGCATCCGGCTCTGAAGAGGCTATGACTATTCTTCAGAAACAAATGGAAAAACTGAAACGCGTTGAAAATATTTCAACAGCAGCAGAAGGTTTTGTTTTCGATTATGACGGTCATACATACAAATTTACAGGAAACTTTGCTCCCATGAACCAACTCCTTGGTCTTTTCAAATACGGACGCAAGGGAATTCCAGCCATGGAGAAGATTGATGAGAGTTTGATTGACGAGGTTTTCAGCGTCTTGATGGAAGGGCAGTTAGGGCAAGAAAAATATGTTATTTTGATCCCGGGAGGATTTAAACCTCCACACAAGGGTCACAAAGAAATGATTCAGCATTATGCCGACCAGCCAGATGTCGAAAAAGTTGTTGTAATTAGTGGAGAAGGACTTACTCGCGCAGGCGTCACTAGGGAGATGTCAGAAAGAGTATTTCGCGAGCTTTATAAACTTGATGATCCAAAAATAGAGTTCATCAATTCGAAGGCGGATAGTCCCATGGGCCTTGCATTTAACCTCTTGAGCGATGATCTTTTCGGAGAATATCATTCAGGCGCGACCATAGCTCTGGGGTGTAGCGACAAGAAGGACAATAAAGGAATTCCTGATTCCCGGAGGGCCGAAGAATTTGCCGCATGGCTAGAAAAAGATGGCAAAGCTCAGGGCCCCGCAAGAGATAATCTGGATCTTCATGATATGAGGGTCGGGGTTTATCCCGCATGCGTTGCTTTTTCTGAGGGTGATGTTAAATTAAGCGGATCTATATTAGCAAAAGCGTTAATGATCGGCGACGATGAAACGATACGAGCCCACCTTCCTTCCGATGTAGATATCGAAGATTTCAAAGCTATTGTGAATATCAGTGATAATGCTCCTGCACTACAGGAAGGGGTAGATTTTTCAGAACTTCTTTACAATATTATTGAAGAGGTCTTGGAAGAAAAGGAAACACAAGTATCCAAAGCTGGTCAAGAGCGAGTTGGAGAAAAGATCAGCAAGATGACAGAAAAAGGCGAATGTGATGATAATCCAAAGCAATGTGCTGCAATTGCCTACTCTTATGAAGAGCGTGGTGAACTTGAAGAGGAAGCCGGCATGGCCATGGGGGGAGTTACTGGTGGAGTGGGGCCTTTCCCCGGTATAACCATCAAAAGAAGAAAAAAATCAAAGAGAAGATCTAAAACAAACTAATTATAAGAAACTGGGAACTTATTTTATGAGAGAAAGAAAAGAAATTTTAGAAGAACAACTCCTAAGAGAGAACATTCGAAAAGCAATTAGCGTTGTGAAAGGTCGCAGGAATCTGAAAGAAGATTATGTGCGTAAAATTGTGAGACAACTCATCAAAGAAGGCAGTACTGTAAAATATGAATATACTGCCCTCAATCTTTTGGCACATTTCATCAAAGAAACTGTAGGGGATCCCTCTAAGCCAGATAGTAATCCGGCATTTAAAGACGCATATACTGATCTGAGTTCTGGGCCCGAAGACAGAGAGGTTTTCACTGAATTCCTTTTGGATTTTGCAAATGAAGATTTCAAGACCATGGACGCCAATAAGCAGCCAAAACCACTTGGCCAAGATTTTGTTGAAAAAGGATTCGTTGAAGACGAGCCTGAAGAAATTGAAGAACCTGAAGAAGATGAGGTCATTACTGTCTCTGTAGGAGATTTAGAAGATAATGGCGGAGATTTGACTCCTGCTGAAGATGATGAGGAAGAACTCACTCTTGGCGAGGATGGAGAGGGTATAGAAATTGAAGAAGAGCCTGAGCCTGATTCTGGTGTTAAAATCTATAGTCGCGAAGCCTATAAGAGAGTTGGACCTTCTTTGAGAAGATATTATGGCCAGATTGAAAAAGACAGCATGCTTAAGAAAGGCGTAGAAATTGACGGAAAAGAATATCAACCTGGTGAATTATCAGAAAGAGATCTTTTTCAAATTTATTTTAAGAAAAATCTTGTCCTGTGGGCTGGAAGATATGAAGATGAATTCTTTGGAAAAACTCCAGAAACTCAAATTGATATTGAGTCTGGTGGAGAGGAAGAAGAAATCGATTTAGGTGGTGACGATGACATGGGTCTTGAAGCTGAAGAAGAAACAGAGTTCGAATTATAAAAAAATTACATCTTTTTTCTTGACAAGATGCAATAACGTTGTTATATTTATAATAACACTAATCATTCTAATCACACTAATCACTCTATACATTCTAAACACTCTAATATATAAACACCCTAAACACTCTAATATATAAACACTCTAATACTTAATCACACTAAGCATACTAATATAGGTTATCATGATTTCTTGGAAACGAAAGAAAAACTATAATGGTAAAAATAAAAATTATAGCATAAGTAATAAACTTAAAAAAGAAAGACGATCTAACGATGAGTTCGAAATTATGCTGTCCAATTTAACACTAGAAGAAGTAATAGCTCTCAAATTAGAGCTTTCAACCAAACCTGTCTCAGGCCGACTATATGGTATACCCATTTGGAATTCCCTACAGGCCATTGTACAAGACGCGGTTTTCAAATATGCTTTTTCAGCTACAAGAACTCAGGCCGAAGCAATGCGCTTCTTGGGACTAAAAGAGCAGTCTTTCCACATCCTAAGAAAAAAATTTGGTATTGATGACTATTTCGTTGACAAAGAAAAGGAAAAATAGTATAATATAAGAAAGGGAAAAAAGGGCGTTATAATATAAACAAACGAAACGGGATCAATATCTCTCACGATCCCAAGGAAAAGGGGCATTTCTTCTAAATCCTAAATTAAAGAGAGGATAGCAAATTGGCACTGCGAGCAAACCAATCCCTTTTTATCCCATTTTTTAAAAATAAAATAACAAAAGAGAGAAAAAGTGCTACATAAAGACATGATAGAGGGGATGACACCGGACGAGATTATTAATTTAGCATATTCAGAATATACTACTAGACTTCCAAAGTCAGCCAATCTTGAAATTAAAATTACTAGTGACGGAGGCGGCCGACACATAGAATTTATGGTTTGCGGCCAAAAGAACGCAAAAATGCTTCGCGGAGATCTCCCACCTAATTATAATAAAATGAGAACAGTGGTTGTTTATCGCCATGATTACAAGCCAGACTTGGAGGATATTCTGTATTGAAAAGACTGATCATTTCAGATACGCATATAGGATCGAAGTTTTACAGAGAAAGAGAACTTTTTGATTTTTTAAATTCTGAAGAATATGATCAACTCATTTTAAACGGAGATATAATAGAATTTTTGAAAATACCAACCTTCACAGAGGGTTGTATGGAAATAATTAAGAAAGTTGACTATTCAAAAGAAATAATTTATATTATAGGAAATCATGATCGGGCCCTTGCGCAATTTGTTGATAAAGAGATGTTTGGAATTCGTTTCATGGCACAATATGAGTTTGAATCCGCAGGCAGAAAATTTAGAATAGAGCACGGTGATAGATACGAGAGGGGAATTGTACACTATAGGACGGTAATGAAAATAATTTCCGTTTTTCAAGATTTCTTAGAAAGATATTTAAATTTAGACGTCTCCACTTGGTTCAATAATTTAAAAATAAATAAAAGAAAAATAAAAAGATTGTGGGATATAATCGATTTAAATAACGACGTCGACGTTTTAATTGTAGGCCACACTCACATTCCAGAGGCTGTTATTTGGATTGACGAGAATGAAAACATAAAAACATATGTCAACTCCGGAGATTGGGTTTCTCATTCAACTTATGTCGAAATAGATAATGGCGTAGTAAGATTGAGAAATTATTCGGAACAAAGTTAAATAACTCTTGACATGAGCCTCAGAAAGTGTTATATTAATATTGTAGAGGGGGCTTATAGCTCAGTTGGTCAGAGCACCCGGCTCATACCCGGACTGTCTCAGGTTCAAGTCCTGATGGGCCCACCAAAAAAAGGAGAAAATAATGTCAAAAATTCAAAAATTAAAAATTGCCAATGTCAAAGATGATACAACAATTCGCCTAACGTTTCGAGACGGCGGCAGCGTCATTCATTGTCATGACGGCTTTGAAGAAGAAGTCATCGCAGGGACTTTGATCACCAACTATTTGAGTGAAATGGTTATCAATCCGGCTCTTGGAAACAATCATATTCTTCAAGAAATGAGGGCCGAAGGTCTGCTTGATGATTACGAACGCGGCCGCAATGAATTTGAGCAGTACGTCGAGGAAGTAATCGCCGAAAACTGGCGAGATTATGATTGGATTGAAACATCAACAGAGCGCTATGACTATAAAAGGGGTTATACCGAGGTCACTGCTGTTCTAGAAACAAAGGCAAAAAACATTTATGAAATGGCCGATTTTGAATTGGCCGGTTGGGATATTGAAGTAGATCACCCCCTGGGTGTTCTGGAGATTGAAGAAGATTAAGCCTCCGTAGCTCAACGGATAGAGCATCGGCCTTCTAAGCCGAGGGTTACACGTTCGAATCGTGTCGGAGGTGCCACTTAAATAAGAAAAGGAAAAAAATGCTAAGAGATATTTACTGGGCTTCATTGCCAACACACGTCCCGGGTTCTGATTTGGAAAATGCAAAGCCTGATGATAATAATAAAATTGAGAAGAAGCATAATAAAATTTATTTTTATTCTGAAGTTTCTAGAGCTAAAAATCTTGAATTAAATCTGGCCCTCAAAGGTCTAGAAAATGATCTTCTCCATGGCGCCCAACTAGCTGGTGGAGATCCCCGTAAGATCTTCCTCCATATTAACTCTTATGGGGGGTCTGTGTTTGCTGGGTTTTCATCTGTTGATTATATCCGCAATTGTAAAGTACCAACAGTATCAGTAATCGATGGCTGTGCTGCTTCCGCTGCTACAATCATGAGTGTCACAGCAAACCACAGGCAAATTAATAAGCATGCTTATATGTTAATCCATCAGTTATCCTCTGGCATGTGGGGAAAATACCAAGAACAAAAAGACAGTATGGAAAATAACGATAGGCTCATGCAGATGATTATTTCGATTTATGAAAATCACACTAAGATTCCAAAGAAAGAGTTGGATAAATTATTAAAGCATGATTTGTGGTGGGACGCAGAAACATGTCTTAAATACGGCCTTGTAGATGAAATTATTTAAGAAATTCATAAAATCCTACTTGGCCTTTGGTTTGGGGGTCTTGGTAGGATCAGTAATCGCATCTGTGGTTTCCTGGTCAATGATGACTATGGCATATGGAAACCCAGATCTGGAAAAAACATTAAAAATTAAGCAATGCTTGGAGGAAAAATTAAATGAGTAAGACACCGTATGATACGGTAATGGTCTCTGGCGGATTTGATCCAATTCACGTCGGACATGTGAGAATGATTAGAGAGGCCGCGCAGCATGGAGATGTTATTGTTGTGGCTAATTCCGATGACTGGCTATACCGAAAAAAGGGATATAATTTTATGGGTTTCATCGAGAGAAAAGAAATCCTCATGGCCATCAAGGGAGTTGTAGATGTTATTTCAGTAGATGACAAAGATGGCACTGTTTGCGAAGCCCTACGTCGATTTGGCCCAACATACTTTGCAAATGGGGGAGATAGGACCTCGACAAATACCCCAGAAAAGCGCGTTTGTGAAGAATTAGGAATTAAGATGCTATGGAATATTGGCGGTCAGAAAATCCAATCTTCATCGGATTTGGTGGTGGCAGCGAGCGCACCCGGAGATGGCCATAAGATAGGTTAGAAGTGGAAACTAGAGAGAAAAAATCACCAACAAAAAAAGTAAAAAAACTAATCCTACATGTTGGTTTTTGGACAGCGGTCTCTGGCACACTCATAATAAATTTTTTATATAATGGTTTTTTACATAAAAAAAGTCGAAATGACAAAGCCAGCGAATAGTTACTAACATGAACTGGTTTTTGTATGTAGTAAAAGAAAATATAATTGATGGAGATGAGATAATTAAGCCTGGACAAAATGGCGTTGGTAGATGCTCAATGGATCCAGGGATTATGGAGGCTCCGTTTGGACTTATGTATGTGATCCCTCATGACTTTGTAATAAAATATCACAAAGAACGTGGCCAGCGCCGCCCGTGCGCAACAATAATCGAATCAGCAGTAGAGGAATATTTTGGAGCCAGACTTAAAAATAGGAAGTAAGATAATAAAAGCCGGTACCACCTGTTTCGTTTCTACTCAGGGCCATAATGGTTTTTGGTATCCGATTTTTAGTTTGGGTGGAATGACGGAAGTTTCTAAAGATATCGAAGATCCAAGGCTTAAAACATGGGTTTGCGGCCACGACAACCTGGTGGCTGTTGAGGTTGAAATCGACAAAATCAAAGATTTATACGGACCCCCAACAAGCAAAACGATTGTCTGGGTTGATAAAAAAGTAATTGATTAATAAACGAAAAGGCGCAAATTAAGTGCAAGAACAAACTAGTTATAATCAGATGAGCAACAAAATATATGTATTAGATACAAGCGTTTGCCTAACAGAATCTTCCTGTTTATATAAATTTGAAGACAACAATATTATCATTCCCCTGAAAGTCTTGGAAGAGATTGATAATCACAAAAAAAGACAAGATGCTGTCGGTCTCACAGCCAGAAAAATCATAAAGATTTTCGATACATTGAGAGATCGAGGAAACCTTCAGGAAGGGGTTAGATTATCCGAGACAAATTTGGCCACGTTGAGGGTGTCTTCCGGAGACAAGAATTTGTTGCCAGAGGACTTAGTCAGTGATGTCGCGGATCACATCATAATTTCAACAGCCTTGTTGGCTACAATTAACAACCCCGATATGGAAGTTATCATGGTATCTAGAGATATCAATATGAGGGTTATTTGTGATTCTTTAAAAATAAAATCAGAAGACTATACTTCAGATAAGGTTTTGGATGATAATTCCAGTCTTTATGATGGCTCCGCATCAATTTTGGTCGATGATGAAATAATCGATCGATTTTATCTGGGGGAGGACATTTTTACTGAATGTTTGGATGTCGCCGAGACGCTGTTTCCAAATCAATTAGTTATGTTGGTTTCTTCTTCAAATGAAAAAAAGTCAGCATTGACGCGCTTTGTGGGCCCAAGACATCCACTGAAAATGTTATATACAATTGACAAAAAGGGCCTCTGGGGTGTTCGACACCGAAATAAAGAGCAAGCATTCGCATTTGACCTGCTGTTGGATCCAAAGATCCCTTTTGTAAGCCTTGTTGGCAAAGCTGGAAGTGGTAAAACTCTTCTGGCAATCGCTGCTGGTATTTCCCAAGTAATTCGCGACCCCTTCGAAACCACCGGAGAAAGTCCTTATAAAAAACTAGTAATTTCAAGACCGGTCCAACCAATGGGAAAAGATATTGGATTTTTACCCGGAACCTTACAAGAAAAAATGCATCCATGGTTAATGCCAATTCAAGATAATTTACAATTTATAATGGGTAGTGATAAATTAACCATTGAAGAATACGCCGAAAGGGGAACTATCGAAATAGAGGCTCTAACTTATATTCGAGGAAGGTCAATTTCTAACGCCTACATTATTATCGACGAGGCCCAAAACCTGTCTTCGCACGAAATTAAAACAATTATGACGCGCGTTGGGGAGGGCACGAAAATAGTTCTAACCGGGGATGTGGAGCAAATTGACAATATTTATGTTGATGAGACATCCACAGGTCTTGTTCATGCCGTAGAAAAATTCAAAACGTCAGAATTAGCAGGCCACATAACCCTTAAAAAGGGCGAACGTTCTGCAATCGCGACACTGGCCTCGAAGATTTTATAATCTTTTTTCTTGACAACGTCGGTAGAATGGGTTATAATTATAACAACAAGGAGATAGTTTATAAAATGGTTAATGAAAGAGAACTGCTGGAGAAGGAAGTAGAGTCAGATAGTGAATTGAAAACATTCATTGTAAATTATGTTGGGGAAAAAATAAATCCCCCAAACGGCCAAATTAATATTGAAATGGTAATTTCAGTTTTAGCCCAAGATTTTCCGGATATTGTCCTGGCTCTAGCCGAGGAGAATTTTATTAGAGGTTATACACAGGGTCTTGAGGACACTGGTTCCCGATCTGTTGTAGTCCCAGGAACCCCCAAAGATGACAAATAAATACAATACAGACTACTTACAAGAGTCAATAAAGAGGTCGGAGAGTCAACGGAGGGAATTTCATTTGAGCGAAAACATTAATCTCTATATAAAAGATCCCCTCACCCGCGAAGTCGACGTCAGGGCTGTTATGGAAAAAATTAGCAATGCTATCCCTTCACACCTAGTTTCTGAAATTGATTCCATTTTTGTTGGTATATTTGATGAGTTTGAAGAAATGGAAATAAACGCCATGTTTAAAGATGGCGCCATTTATTTAAGTAATGATCAAGATGACGAACAGGATATGATGGATGATATTATTCATGAAATCGCCCACTCTTTAGAATCTCCATACGGGTATTTAATTTATGGCAATGGTAAAGTAGAGCAGGAATTCTTGATGAAGAGGGCGAAGCTTTACGAGATCCTAGAAGCTGAAGATCTAAAGCCAAATAAGAAATTGTTTAGAAATCCAGAATATACCAAAAAATTAGATATGTATCTTTACGAAGATGTGGGCTATGATAGATTAAATTTTATCTGCTCTTCTTATGGCTTATTCACATCAGCCTATTCTGCAACTTCTTTAAGAGAATATTTTGCAAATGGATTTGAATACTATTTCTTAGATGATAGACAATATTTGGCTAAAATATGTCCACAACTTTATAAGAAATTAGAGGAATTACACGATTATGAAAGTTGAAGTGAAAGAAGATAAAGAAAAAATTTATGTTAATATCGAGATTAAGAAATATCATGGTAAAAATCACCCTATAAAACAAAAAGTGATTTTATCTGATGTGGAAAAAATTATCTCTGAAAAAAATATAAAAGTTGAGAGATTGTTAGCGGGCCCCCCATTTCTAACAAATAACTGTGCACCCCCGATTTTATCTGGTCAATGGGTATTCCAAAAATATATTCCAATTAAAGAGGCCAAAAAGCCAGCAAGCACCAATAGGCGCCTACCTTCAAAATCAACAAGATCAAGAAAAAGAAAAAAAGTACTTGACAAAGCTCCCTAAAGTTGTTATATTAAATAATAGTAGAAAGAATACTTGACTGAGGAATAATTTGTCACACATTTCGTTTTCGGAATTAAAAAATTGGAATTTCTGTCCTTTTTATCACAAATTAACTTATATTGATAAATTAAAAGGATTTAGGGGAAATGAATATACTGCCTTTGGGACGGCAATTCATGACGTCGCCGAGAAGAAGATGTTAAATGAAACATTCGAAGCTCAAGAATTCTTTGTTAAAAGGTTTGAAGAATGTTTATCGGAACTCGACAACGACATTGTTTTCCGCGAAGATCCTGAAAAAATGGCGACACAAGCCATGGGAATCTTACCAGAAATTATGCCAGCGATCGCCGAATACTTCCCAGCTGGCTATGAGGTGATTTCAACAGAAGAGCCATTGATGGTACCAATTGAGGCCGAGGATTATAATTTCAAGGGGTATATCGATGCAGTTGTGAAGACCTCGGATGGAAAATACCACATTATTGATTGGAAATCCTGTTCGTGGGGCTGGGATATGCGCCGCCGTTCTGATCCAATGGTAACTTACCAACTAACATTATACAAGGTTTTCTTTGCAAAGAAGCGCGGAATTGACTTGAAAGACATTGAAACACATTTCGCGCTATTAAAGCGAACAGCTAAAAAAGATAGGGTAGAAATTTTTAGAGTTACAAGTGGAAGCAAGAAAATAGAGAACGCCACAAATCTTTTAAAGAAGGCGCTTTTTAATATTAAGAAGAAAAATTATATTAAGGATAAGCGGTCTTGTACAAAGTGTGAATTTTGTAGATCGCCGGAATGTCCATAGAGGTTTAAATGACAGAAAAAAAGAAGATTTTGGTGATCTCTGATCACCCGCTGGCTCCATCGGGAGTCGGCACACAAACAAAGTATATTATTGAAACATTGCTGAAGACCGGTCGCTATCAAGTTGTATGTCTTGGTGGAGCAGTTGCCCATAAAGATTATAAACCTCAAAAGGTAGAAGGATGGGAAGAAGACTGGATTGTATATCCTGTGAAAGGATATGGAACGCCAGAAATGGTTCGATCTGCTCTCTTCAACGAGCGCCCTGACATGATTTGGTTTATGACGGATCCTCGATTTTACGGGTGGCTATGGATGATCGAGAATGAAATTAGAAAGCATATTCCTATGGTTTATTATCATGTTTGGGACAATTATCCTCTTCCGAAGTTCAACAATAAATTTTATAGTTCGACAGATGTTATTGCATCAATCTCAAAAGTTACACACGATATTGTCAACAATGTTTCTCCTCATGTTGAGAATCACTATGTTCCACATGCTGTAGATACCAGTATTTTTCGTCCGTTTTCAGACGAGGACATCAAAACACTGCGAGAAAAACATTTAGATGGAGACACAGATAACCGGGTAATCTTCTTCTGGAACAACAGGAATGCACGCCGGAAGATGAGCGGCTCACTAATCCATTGGTTTAATGAGTTCGCCGAAGAAGTTGGACCAGAAAAAGTACGACTTATCATGCATACAGACCCCAAAGATCCAAACGGACAAGACTTAGAGGCCATTCTAAATAATCTTGGGGCCACTGACGGCCGCGTAATTCTTTCGACAAATAAAATTGCAGCACAAGCTCTTGCATCAGTGTATAATATGGCAGATTGCACCATCAATATTTCAGATGCAGAGGGATTTGGATTGGCAACACTTGAAAGTCTTTCTTGTCAAACCCCAATTATCGTCAATATGACGGGTGGATTGCAGGAACAAGTCACAGACGGGGAACAATGGTTTGGAATAGGCCTCACGCCGGCCTCAAAGGCCATCATAGGCTCTCAACAGGTTCCATACATCTATGAGGATAGGGTTTCCAAGGAAGACTTTATACAGGCTCTGAGAGACGTTTTTTCGATGAGCCCCGAAGAAAGGAAGCTTTTAGGCATGAAAGGTCGACAACACGTCGCAAAAAATTACAATTTTGAAAACTTCCAAAAGCAGTGGATCGATCTGATCGATTCGGTCGTAGAAGACCACGGCTCTTGGGAAACACGAAAGGGATATAAGCCTTGGGCATTCACGGAGATTACAAAATGAAGCAGAAAATAGTAGTAAGAGGTCCAGTTCTTTCGCAATCTGGATATGGAGAGCAGGCGAGATTTGCCCTTCGAGCATTAAAATCTAGGGAGGATATATTTGACATTTATATTATTCCCACGGTGTGGGGCCAGACCGGCTGGGTAAGTGATGCAAACGAAGAAAGAACATGGATGGACCAAAGGATCGCGCAAACACATGTCTTCACCCAGCAGGGCGGCCAATTTGATATGTCGTTGCAGGTAACAATCCCCAATGAGTGGGAGCGACTAGCCACAGTAAATGTCGGGTATACCGCAGGGATCGAGACGACAAAGGTAGCTCCGGTTTGGCTTCAAAAAGCTAACGAGATGGATAAGATCATCGTCGTCTCGAATCACTCGAAGGATGTTTTTGAAGACACAACCTATCAGGGACAAAATAATCAAACAGGCCAGATTGTTAATTTGACCTGTCAGACACCAATTATCGCAGTCAATTATCCTGTTCGTAATTTCAAGAAACAAAAACTCAATTTAAAGCTCGATTACGACTTCAATTACCTTGCAATTTCCCAATGGGGCCCAAGAAAGAACTTTGATAACCTCGTCAAGTGGTTCCTGGAAGAGAATTTTGATCAAGAAGTTGGACTTGTCCTTAAGACTTCTGTCAAAAATAATAGCATCATTGACAGGGAGCACACCGGATCAAGGCTCAAATCTCTGCTTCAAAGATATGGAGGAGACAACTGTAAGTGTAAGGTATATCTTTTGCATGGAGATTTAACTCCGGAAGAAATGAACGGCCTATATCAGCATTCCAAAATTAAGGCACTTGTTTCCACGGCACACGGAGAAGGCTACGGCCTCCCACTATTTGAGGCAGCCTACAATGGATTGCCAGTAGTTGTTTCCGGATGGTCGGGTCACTGTGATTTCCTTTATATGCCAGATGCTCGAAGAAAATCGGGGAAAAAGAAACCAATGTTCGCATCTGTTGAATATGACCTTCAAAATGTTCAGAAAGAGGCAGTTTGGAATAACGTTATTCAAGCAGACTCTCAATGGGCTTTCCCAAGGGAGGGATCTTTTAAGCGGAGGTTGCGTGAAGTTCGTAAGGAATATTCCAGATTCAAGAGAAATGCAAAGAAGTTGCAGAAACACCTCGTCGAGAATTTCACTGAAGAAAAGATAAACTCTCAATTTGTAGAGGGCGTATTTCCGGGAATTAATAATGTTGAAAATATATCGAAAGTTAGGGATTCGATCTTAGAAATTGAGAATGTTAAAGAAAGGGCAGCTTCCCTAAAATTGGCAATCACCGAACTTAACTCTCAAACAGAGAAGATTGAATTACTAAAAGATTCCTTTAAGGGAAAGAAATGTTATATTCTATCCTGCGGCCCAACACTGACTGATCATGATGAGGTAAAACTAAAAAGCCTATTGAAAGATAATCTCGTAATCTCTGTAAAGCAGGCATTTGATTTGTTCGGAGAGCATGTGGATTTTCATACCTACAATTGTGCCAACTTCAAGAACTATGATTATTCAACAAACAATCCGATTGTGGTTGAGGCATCTACGACTCCTCGCCCTCTTGGCCCGTGCGATCTCAAGTTTTTTATTAGAGAGAGGGATTTTAATAAATCGATCTCTGCAACCGGAGACCTAGAGGCTGGCACTTATGAAAATTCAACAGTACTGCGCCCATATGGCCCCGGAATTATGTATGAATCCGTGTTCTATTTAGCACAACACTTAGGTGTTTCAGAGATTATTACAGTTGGGTGGGATAACTCTTTGCTGCCAGACGGCGCCGACAAGCAACATTTCTATGACAAAGAGGGGAGTTCTCACAATAAGAACGATTTTATCCACCACAATGAGGTGGCTGAAAATGAAGAAGCAGTTAAAACTCTGGAACATGAGGCAAAAATCACTTCCGATGCTATTGGCCCATTCGCAGATTGGTTGAACTCGAAAGGTACAACATTGAAAATAATCTCTAACATCAATCCGGCCCCAGATTCAATAGAAAGGTTAGAAATCAAATGAAATATTTCATAACAGGTGGTACTGGCTCTTTGGGAAAAGCTCTTATCAAAAAAATCCTAAAAGACCCCAGCAGCACTGTAATTGTCTATAGTCGAGATGAGGGAAAGCAGGCTAAAATATTTAAAAATGTAGAGAGAGTAAAGTGCGTCATCGGAGACGTAAGAGATTTTAAAAAACTCAACACTACAATGAGAATTCATAAGCCAGATTATGTAATCCATGCAGCAGCACTTAAGCGAGTCGATGATATGGAATTTCACCCAGACGAGTGTATGAAAACAAATGTTTACGGAAGTGAAAACGTCGCCATAGCCTCTTTCGAAAATTCAGTTAAAAAGTGTATGCTTATCTCCACAGATAAGGCATGCCAGCCTGTAAATGTATATGGTTCATCAAAATTCATCGCCGAGAGAATGTTCACCAATTATGATTATAATTCCGAATCGACCATCTTCGCCTCAGTAAGGTATGGCAATGTGATCGCCTCTAGGGGTTCATTTATCCCACTGTGGATTGATCAAATTGAAAAAGGCGGGGAAATCACAGTCACTTCGGAGGAGTGTAGTAGATTTTTATTTACTCTAGGGGATGCGGTAGATACTGTCCTTAGCGCCCTAAATCAAGCGCAGGGAGGTGAGGTATTTATTCCAAAAATTAAATCATTCTCCATGAATACTATTATTCAATCTGTAAAACAAATTACCAAAAGTGATCAAATTACAATTAAAAATATTGGCATGCGCCCCGGAGAAAAGTTACACGAAGATATGTTGGCCGCGACAGAGCTTCCATTTACGAGAGAGGTGGATGGTGGCTTGCTCGCGGTTCTGCCACAATACACAAATAAAACACACACACACAGTGAATCATATGATGGTAGAGAATTTAATTCTTCTCTTCATTTGGATATCGATGTTGATAATCTGGTTTGTTTAATCGTGAGAGGAATTGAAGATGCGAACTAAGACCAAACAAGAGATATTCTGGGCTGGAACGGAGGGTACCTCTTATCTTGGGAGAAATTTTGATGGAGACGGGAGATACGAGGAGAGGAAAGCTTTTTATGATCTTTTTGACTCCTTCGATAGAGATATTTCTATTTTAGAGGTTGGATGCAATTGTGGAATAAATTTACAAATTCTCGACAACTTGGGATTCACTAATCTGTCTGGATTGGACATCGGGGCCCCCGCCCTTGCAGAGGCTCAAAAAAGATTACCAAATGTAAATTTTCATCTTGGATCCCTGTTGGAGCTGCCATTCAAGAATCGCTCTTTTGACGTTATATTCTCTTCGGGGGTGTTGATCCACCAAAATCCAGAAAACAGTCTACCTGCGGCTATGGTAGAGATGATAAGATGTAGTAATAAATATATTTTAGGAATCGAAGACTATAGCCCGGAAACTATCTCTTGTTCTTATCGAGGGTCCAAAGACTTTTATTGGCGCGCCCCATTTTTGTCAATTTGGAAATCTTTCGTCCCGTCTTTGGAAGTAGAGGGGGAGTGTTTTGTTAATGTACCGGGTTCTTCTGGTATATATCAAAGACAGTGTTATAGAATTGTTGTGCCATGAAAAAAACTTTTATTATTGCCGAAGCTGGCGCAAATCACAATCGTGACTGGGACATAGCAACTCAATTAATCAGAGAAGCTTCGGAATCAGGCGCCGACGCAGTAAAATTTCAAACATATTCTTCCGAAACATTATATTCTAGATATACTCCTGATTTTGCTGGCTATAAAAACATTACAAAACTCATCAAGGACATTGAGTTGCCTCGGTCATGGCAGAAGGATTTAAAGTTATATTGCGATGATTTGGGGATAGAATTTATGTCAACTCCTTTCGATGAGAAGGCTGTCGAAGAGCTTTATGAACTGGGAGTAAAGAGATTCAAGATAGCTGGCTTTGAATCAACCGATCCAAGGTGGGTGAAGCATGTGGCCTCCACGGGGCTTCCACTAATTATTTCGATGGGGTCTGGTGCAAATTACGATACAATGCTAAAAATACAGGAATGGATTCTAGGCCCATCTGTGATGAACGATCCAAAAATACACCTGGGAACATTTGACTTTTCAGATAATCCGGATGTAACTTACTTACACTGTAATAGTGCCTATCCCACTCCATTTGAGGATATAAATTTGGGGAATCTTCGATACCTCAAGGGGTTAAGCGAGAATCACAAGTGGCTTAGAAATACAAAAATCGGCCTCTCTGATCATACCGAGGGGATTTTAATACCACCTCTTGCAGTCGCCCTCGGCGCCAAAGTAATTGAAAAACACTATACTTTAAGCAGGGCATTAGAGGGCCCAGATCACCCTTTTGCAATCGAACCGCACGAATTAAAACAAATGGTTTCAAATATAAGAATAGCAGAGAAATGTTTAGGCGTTAAAGAGAGTGTCTATACAGAAAGTGAAAAAGAATTTAGTAAAGGTCGTAGATCAGTAGTGGCTTCACATAAAATAAGGAAAGGAGAAACTCTAACTGAAAACAACATAACAACAAAACGTCCATTGTTAGAAGATTCCATCCCAGCGTTGAATTATTATGAGGTGCTTGGGATGGTTGCAAAGAAAGATTTGCAAAAAGACGAGATTTTAAAATCTGGATATATCTTACAGCCAAGGAGCTAAAATTATGAAAATGATCGACAACAGTGAGATATATTGGGAATTTATTCGAGTTCTTCGCAATGATCCCTTAGCCAGACAAAGCTCCATGAATTCTAAAGAAATCATGATAGAAGAACACAGGGCCTATATGGAAACTTACGGAGATCAATATTATATTTGTACAGTTCGCGAAAAACCAGCCGGCTATGTTGGGGTTGACAAGCGAGGATATATTTCCGTAGCAGTCTCCTCTGACTTCCGTCGCGCCGGCGTTGGAAAATTTATGATTCAATATGTCACTGAAAAATATAAAGGACGTAAATTATATGCGACAGTGAGAAATTCAAATAAAGCAAGTTTGGCATTATTTGAATCCTGCTCTTTTGAGTATGAATTTTTTATCCTCGAAAAAGGGGCCCATCAAAAATGAAAATATTATTTCTTGGATATCAAAAAAATTCAATAATTGACTTTTATAAGTCAAAAAATTATGATCTATGCATAACGAGCGACAAATTAACTTTTGAACAAATAAGAGATTTTGAGCCAGAATGGATTATTAGTTATGGATATCAACATATTATAAAAAAAAATATAGTTGATGAATATAAAGATAGAATATTGAATTTGCACATCTCTTTCCTCCCTTGGAATGGCGGCGTTAGCCCTAATTTGTGGTCCGTTGTGACAAATACTAAAAAGGGAGTAACTATCCACTTTTTAGACGAAGGAATAGATACGGGAGATATTTTATTTCAAGAGGAAGTGTTTTTTGATAATACAAAAACACTTCAAGATTCCTATAATTTACTTCGGAATAAAATAGAGAAATTATTCATTGACAACTGGGAAAATATAATGTATAATAATTACAAGCGTATGAAGCAGTCCACAAATTTAGGCTCTTATCATAGCAAGAAACAAACTAGACAATTGATGGAAAAATTAAATATTACTGAATGGAGCATTTCTATTGGTGATGTTTTGGGGAGGATAAAAAATGACCGATGAAGAAATCATTGGAGAGATTCAAAAAATAAGAACATCTAACAATACTCATTGGATGGACGTAGTTAGGTTGGCCTTTGAACTAGATCCGGTCAGCGCTAGAAATATTTTTAAAAAAATAAAGAAATGCGATAGAGATATAAATATTCTCTTAGAACAATTGGCCGACAATGATAAAACTGGAAGTTCCGAATGAATTTGTGGGCCCTCGGGCCGGGCGAATCTACCTTGAATTATAGGCAGTCACTCGAAGAAATAAAAAATAGAAATTTAGAAACTATTTTTTTTCAATCGGTTTTTCCGTGGGGGTATAAATTCTATAATATCGTCCCCACCTTTTGGACTTGGTCAGACCCCAACGCAGCGCTGGAGGGTCTAGAATTTTTAAAAAACTTAGATTCGACAAATCCAGATTACGAGAAATTCCAAAAAATGCTTATAATAATTCCTCATTTTTTGGCAGATACTTACCAAACATTCAGGAGATTTTCCGGAACAAGTGCCCTAAAGGGTCAGAAATGGCCCCAATATTTAAATTTGATCAATGAAATAAAGAGAAAAAAATTTAATATTTGGATTATCGATGCAAATACAGTTAAAAATGATGCTTTATCAAGTTTTAAAAGCCAGCCGGCTCCTGACTATTGTGATCTCGGGTTTGAAAGTAGATTCTCAGAGTCCTGTGATTTAATCTTTGGAACAGCAGCTTTTGATTCAGAAACTGTCATCGGAATGAAATACAAATGGGGGTTAGAAAATAAAGTTAGCAGTTCCATATTCCCAATAGCACAATTTTTGGGAACAAAAGAATTATATGTTATGGGTTTTGATTTTGTCGGAAAGCGATTTTATGACTATGGGATAGACTCAGCTTCTTGGGGCAAAAAAACCGGCCAACATGGTTATGTTGCGGGCCGCCACGCCGCGAACTCGAAGCCTCAGCTAGAAGTCGCTCTGGGTTATGTAAAAAAATGGATAGACACTACTAAAATTCATGGCATGAAGATCTACAGCACTATAGAAGACAAATATACTCTTATAAATTCTGTAGTGCCTTATAAGTCTTTTGCAGATATTTTAAAGGAGGGTAAATGAAAGATAATAAGAGAGTTTGTTTTATAATACAGGCCCGAGTAAATTCCACGCGATTGAATAAAAAGATGATAAGGCCATTCGCAGATTCCAGTCTTATTGAAAAAGCCATCGGAAAGGTGCTTCAATCGGACTTTCCAAGAGAAAATTTATTCCTATCCATCTGCGACAAGGAGCTGATTGACATTGCCACCAAATATAAGATAAATATATACCACCGTACACCAGAATCTGTACAGGAGGGCGCAGGAATTAAAGATATTTTTGGATGGTACTGCGACTTAGATTATGATTATTATATTCTCATGAGTCCTTGTTGCCCTCTGTTGAGGGTGGAGACAATTAATGAATTTATAAATAATTTCATGTCAAGCGAGTCTAATGGTTTATTCTCGGTATTTGAAAAAAAGCATTTTCTCTATGATGTGAACCACAAAATGTTGAATAATTATTTGGGAGATAAGGAAAAATTTTTGTTCGATACCAAGCAGTTGGAGCCAGTATATGAAGCGGCCGCCGCTCTTTACGGTGGGTCTATGGAGGACATAGAAAGAGATGTTTTATATGGGACTTTCCAAACAAAAACAGACCCAGAATTTTTTATTATGAAAGAGGAGGAATGTTTTGACATTGATTATTTGTGGCAGTTTGAAGTGGCAGAGGTAATGTATAAAAGGATATTTTTAGAGGAGAATAAATAATGACAGAATATTTTTTAAAAGGCGAAAAAATTGGTCTAAGACCATATAAAGACGAGGATTTTAAAGAAATCAACCGATGGGTTAACGATGAAAAAACAACATTTTATATGTTCACGGGCCAACGCCCAACTTCACTAAGTGCCTCTACATCAATCTATAGAGAACAATTCGAAAATTCTTCAAATGTTGTGTTCATAGTGGAGGATCTTCAGACGCAGTTGCCTATTGGAATGGCCGGCCTTTATGATATTAATCCAACGGCCCGCAAAGCAGAATTTAGAATTTTGCTGGGAGAAGGTCGAGGAAAGGGTTTGGGAACAGAAACCACTAAGCTAGTTACCGACTATGGATTTGATAGATTAAATATGAATAGAATTTTTTTGGGAGTGACTGAGGAAAATGCAGGCGCCGTAAGAGCCTACAAAAAGGCCGGATATAAAGTGGAGGGAATTTTAAAAGATGATCTCTATCGCAATGGTAGGTATTATAATTCAATCCGAATGGCTGTATTATTGAGAGGCACACAGTGAAAAAATATCGAGCAGCAGTAATCGGATGCGGCCGAATTGGGTGCGAATTCGATGATAATATTTCACGACGAGGTAATTTAATATATACTCACGCCGGAACATATTATAGATCCCCATACTATAATTTGGTCTCTTTGTGCGACATCGATGAGTCAAAAGCTAATAAATATGCAAAGAAATATTCAACAATTCCGGAAACTGATTATAAAAAAATGTTAGAAAGACATACTCCGGATGTGGTGTCTGTTTGTACTGGCCCGGAATCTCATCATGAAATAATTAGGGAATGTGTGCGTTTTGGGGTTCAAGCTATATATTGTGAGAAGCCCATCAATACTTCGGTTTCTGTCGCAAAAAAAACAATAAAAATGTGTGAAAAATCCGGAACAATATTGATGGTAAATCATATGAGGAGGTTTTCAGAATTTCATCGTCTTTTCGCGGAATCCTTGCAGCAGGGAAAATATGGAAAAGTTGTGGCTGCATCTGCCGGATATTCGGGAGGAATCTATAACAGCGGAACACACTTAGTAGATTTACTTAGGTTATATTTTGGAAAAATAAAATCAGTTTCTGCACACTTCAGCTTCAATACAAATGCAACAAAAGAAGATCCAAATTTGGATGCTTTTATACAATTTGAGAAGCCAATGAGGGCCTCCATTTATGGCCACGCACTTCCGGGGATTTTCGACCTAGATATCACTACTGATAAATTTAGATTTCATATTAATGCTGCGGCTCTTTTCAATGACCAACCTTTTCTAGAGGTCGAGAGTAGAGAGAAAAATAATTATTTTAAAGGGTCATCTAAATTTACAAGGGAAACAGAAGCGTGTAGTGATATTTTAAATTTGTACTCAAACACAAACAACAATTATATGCTCAATGGTGCTGCCCATTTAGCTAAAATTTTGAACGGCACCGAAAATCAGGTCTTATCCACCGGCCAAGACGCGCTAGACGCCTTGGTGGTATTGAAGGCCATGCATACATCAGCAACAAACCACGCCCAATTAACATTCATATAAAATAATCAATAAGGAGAATTAACTATGTCTAAATTAGCAATCAATGGTGGAACACCATTAATAACAAATCCAGTATCCCACCCTTGGCCAAACACCGGTTACGAAGAGGTGGAGGAAATCATCTCATGTTTTAAGAGGCAGTCTTTTTCTGGCTTTCGAGCAGGAAATTATGATGGCGGCCAGTCAGTAATGGAATTTGAAAAAAGTATTAAGGATTCAACCGGGGCATCTTATGCGGTGGCCTTCGATACTTGGTCTAATGGAATCGTTGCATCTATGCTCTCTCTTGGCTTGGAGGCCGGAGACGAAGTAATAATCACACCCTACACTATGACTTCGTGCGCAACTTCTATTATTTCCTGCGGAGCCATCCCCATTTTCGCAGACGTATGCGAGGACACTGGGTGTATAGACCCAGAAGATGTAGCAAGAAAGATAACACATAGAACAAAAGCTATTTTTGTAGTGCACCTCTTCGGCCTTCCAGCCGATATGGACAAATTAATGCATTTGGCGCGCCAACATAATCTATTTGTTTTTGAAGATTGTGCCCAATCACCCATGGCCTTGTATAAAGGAAAAATCTGCGGGACCATTGGAGACGTCGGCGGCTTTAGTTTCACCCAGTCAAAACACATTACTTCTGGTGAGGGGGGTGTCGCCATCACAAATGACGTGAAGATAAATAATGGGATGAGATATGTTAGGAACCATGGGGAGGTTGGTTGTACCGCCAAAGAATATTCTGGATCAACCGACTACGACTACTGTTTTGATGTGAATGGGAACTCGGGCATAATTGGTTATAACTTCAGGATGACCGAGTTGAGCGCAGCATTTGGAATTCCGCAGTGGAAAAAATTAGAGGCGATTTTAGAGAAAAAGCGCCAGATGGGCGCTTTCCTGAGAAGAAATTTGGCAGGTATCCCCGGAGTAGAAAATATGATTCCTGATTATTCTCACGAACCATCTTGGTATAATTTTCCACTGAGATATACTGGCCCCGCTGTTACTCGTGAAAAGTTTGTGAAAGCTTTAAACGCGGAGGGTTTAAATTTTGGCTGTGGATATGTTCCTCCGCTTTATAAGCAAGATATTTATCGATCCAATAAGCACTGGGTAATTAGAGACTATGCAAAACATGTAGATTATGAAAATCCCGGATGTCCAGTAGTTGAGAGATTATTCAACAAAGAGCTTATTTCCACTTTAGATATCCGTCCACCTTACGATATGAATCATATGCAGAACATCGTCAATGGAATACACAAAGTGGTTGAAAATATAGATGAAATTTTATAGGACTGCCGATGAATAATAAAAAAATTTCAGAGATCTGCATAATGGTCCAAGCTCGCCTTGAATCCACCCGAGTACCTCAAAAAATGATAAAACCATTCGCAGGTACAACGTTGGTTGATATACTATTCAAAAAGCTCTCTAAATCGTCCATAGTTCCAAGAGAAAACATTTATTTTTCTGTGTGCGATATTGAATTAAAGAAGATAGGATTAAAGCATAACATTAATATTTTCGAACGATCTCAAAGGTCTTTAAATTCAGAAGGAATAGAACTACAAGAAATTTTTGAATGGCATAATTTACCATATAAGTATGTTATAATGGTGAGCGCCTGCAATCCCCTTTTGAAAATAGAGACTATTGATTCTTTTATTGAGCATTTTTTATCTTCAAAAGAAGATAATTGCTTTGCAGTCTTTGAAAAAAAGACTTATTACTGGGATAAGAATAAAAATAATTTAACCGATTGGAAAGGAATTACTTCAATGAATACTAAATTTGTGGACCCTATTTACGAAGCTGCCCACTGTTTATATGCCAGCAGAATGGATATTATTGGCGAAGGTTATTGGATGAACACTGAATCTCCTCCCAACCTCGATCTTTTTGTTATGGAAGAGCTTGAAAGTTTTGACATAGATTATGAATGGCAGTTTGAAGTGGCAGAAAAATTATATAAAAATCAAAATAATTTACTTTAATCCTTGACAAATGGCGAATAAAGGGTTATAATATAGATACAAAGGAGATAATTATGCATTTATCAAATCAAGCAATTGGCGCAGTAATGATGGCGCTACAAAAATCATTGATGGAACAATCAGATATCGTTCCTGTTTTTCAAGAATTCGTCTTTAAAGAGACCGAAGAGGGGCTGGTAGTGGAAAATCCACCCATTTTAGAGTTTGGTCAACAAGAAGAAGAACAGCCAGATGCCGAGGTATAATTATCATTGCCAAGATTGCGATGAATACTTCGAAATAAAACATAGCATGTCGGAAAGTCTGGAGAATTGCAATATTTGTAACTCCCAGGCCTTTCGTCGTGTTCCATCTATACCTTCTTATATAAACAAAATCAACAAGAGTTCCGACAAAAAAGTTGGATCCGTTGTTGAAGATTACATAAAGAAGAATAAAAAATCTATTTCTGAAGAAAAAAAGAAATTGAGAGAAAAGGAATATAAAGCATGAGTTGGACATTGATTTTTATAATCTTACTCCTAATGTTGATTGTCAGCCTTGTTGTTCACGGAGCCGTGGCATGGTATTTGATCAACTTGGTAAACCAGGTTAAATACTACGATGAAGAATTAACAGAAAACATCACGGTTATCACAAATTTTACTAATCACTTGAGGTCTGTTTACGAGATGGAGACATTTTACGGTGATGAAACCCTGCGCCACTTGTTGGCGCATGCCGAAGATCTAACATCAGTTTTCGAGCAATATGACCTATATTCTAACAGCGATATGGCGGAGGAAAATATAAATGACGACATCACAAGAAGAGAAAGTTAAGGCACCGAAGAAGCGCCGCCGCAGAATAAGAAGAAGCAAAAATTCAAGAAGATATTTTACAAAAGTCAATGAAGATGCGATTGTGGAATATAATAATTGTGATGACTTTAAAAGGAGAGAAGAGCTTTACAAAACACTTATTCAACCTCCTTTGAGCGAAATGGTCGACAAGATTGTTTTCACCTACAGGTTCACAACCCTTCCAAACATCGATACTTTGCGCGAAGATTGTAAAGTTTGGCTCACGACTGTTCTTGATAAATTCAAACCAGAGAAGGGCTCAAAAGCCTTTTCTTACTTCTCGGTGATCACAAAAAACTGGTTTATCCAAAAAGTAAAGAAAAACAAAAGAAGCCGACAAAGAGAAATAGAATTCCAAGATTTGTCAAAAGAAATGGAATTGAAATATGTCGCAGTTGAAATGGATTATGACGAAGTCCGGGAAAAAGACGAGTTTTGGGCCCATCTTTGGACTGAAATAGCTGCCTGGGACAAAATGAAGCTCCGAGAAAATGAAAGAAAAGTTCTCGAAGCAATAAAAATTATCTTAAGTTCGCCGGATGAAATAGAAATTTTTAATAAGAAGGCTATTTATTTGTATATAAGGGAAATAACCGGATTGAATACAAAGCAAGTTGTGAATTCTTTAAACAAGATGAGGCACCGGTATAAAATTTTCAAAACAAAATGGGACCGTGGAGATCTATGAAAAAACTCGAAAATTATATTGATGAGGCGATCAAAAATATTAGGACAGACAGGGATATAACTCGTCGTTTATTGGACGACGTAATGGTATATTTGAGCAAAAGTGATGAGCGACACAGAGAGGTTGGCATTACCGCCGCCAAATATGTTGAAACCCTACAACGATCAAATGAGCAATTAGTAAAGGTGGCCACACTCATTCAAAAGAAAGAAACAAAGAACGAATCCTTATCCGAAGATGACAAAACAGTTATCTTCGACATGCTACAGAAAGGGAGAGAGTGAATAATGGCCGGCCTCTGGACTTATATTAAGACAAATATTTTCTCCATAAATACGTCATCGAAACCAAGCGATAGGACGAATATTGACGACGGCCATCTGCAAGTCCGCACCGCCATCACAGAGGTCTTGCGCGAAAAAAATCCTCTCCTCTCGCAAACTACATTCTCAGCAGAAGTCATTCACAGATCGCACTCATCAACTGATGTGCCTTATTCAACTTTAATTGGAAACTTAAATTATTCATCAAGGAACCCGCAAGTTAAAGTATATTTCAGGGTAGATAGTCTTCATTCGAACTTGCCTAGGCCGAGAGCAATTGAGACTGACGCCGATTTAAAAGAGATTGATAATTCATCAAAATTAAACCAGGGCCCTCATGAAAAATTTCTAATCTCTATTCATCCCTATTTTTATATGCCCGCCGACGTAGCCCTCACGCTGGATCCAAAAGATATTATAGAAGTAAAATTTGATGATGACACTTGGACTACCGCGACATTTCAAAAATTAATCGCAAAAGGCCCGAATAATACACCCATCCTGGGCCCCACGCGACCATCCCCGTCCCTCGCAGGCCTCTTTTCTTCGGCCGCAGATGGCACCTACCTTGACACCCAAGAGCCAACATCTTTGGGTGAAAACCAGGCAAAATATTATACAGAGGCGAATAGAGGCCCCAACGAGATTAATAATGTGGTGCTTCACTCTACTGACGGAACCTCTGGTGCTGGGCGCGCCGCGCACACTATTCATCGCTTCGCCGAGGGCCCAACTTTAAGATTTGATTGGACAAATAAAAAAACTGGAGAAAAAATAGCAAATCCAAAATGTACTTTGGTTGAGGAGGTCGACGGCAAACTGCCTGAAGGGACCATCTGTCATGAAAAAAGAAAACGCGTCGAAACGCCCGTCAAGACTTCAATTCACTATGCCATCGATCAGGGAGGAAATGTTGTTCAGGGCGTCTTGGAAAAAGATATAGCTAATCATGCCGGAGGATACATGGATAGAAATTCAGTCGGAATCGAAATGAACGGTAGACCGGCTGATGGCCCGGGCCAGGGGCTTGACGGTAAATACTCAAAAATGTATAATGATCAAATTATTGATGCGACTGCCAAATTGGTCGCCAAACTAACAACAAAATATAATATCCCAATCGTTAGGGTAACAGGCAAAGACCCGGGCATCATCGGCCACTATAATATAAGTAATAGCCGGTTCGACCCGGGCAATAATCTCGGAAGAAAATCTAAGAAAAACCCAGCCCCTCCCGGAAATTATTGGGATTGGGATGATTTCCTCGCAAGAGTAAAATCATACGCAGGCACTTCATAACGATAGCCACGCCCGCAGCAGGAGCAAAGAATGCCAGAAGAGAGAAAATTAAAAGATTTAGAAAATCTCCCCGAACCGGAGCTAGAAACCGCGAAAGAAAATAAAAATAAAACCGCCGGCCTTAACGGATCAAATTTACGAGAGCCGGTCCCCAAGTATAATAAAACTCCCTGCGAAAAAATTATTAAAAATAAAAATAATTCCTGGATAATTTTAGGAAGAGATCGCCCATCCACGCCTCCATCTGGATATGGTGGCCAGGGTGCAACCCAGTGTGGATCTATCGATCTGGTGGTTGGTAGAATGTCATCTGTAGAGGGTGGTCCAAAATCAAAAACCTGGGTTAGTCCGAACTTTACCTCCGATGCTGCAAGAATCTATATTAGCCAAAGAACAGATCTTGACGAGAATTTTAATTTGGTAGCCGGCAACGTTGGCACCTCAAAGGGTCGTTCTGGCATAGGTATTAAAGCCGACGCCGTAAGGGTCATAGCCAGAGAGGGCATTAAACTGGTTACCGGAACAGATAAGAAAAATTCCCAAGGTGGAGGAATCAAATCTACTTATGGGATTGATCTCATAGCCGGCAACGATGATTCCAATCAAAAAATAAAAGGAACAACAAAAAAGAAAAAATTTCTACAGCCGATTGTTAAGGGCGATAACCTCATTGGCGCTCTTGATGAGTTGGCAACTCAGCTCGGGGATTTAGCAACTAGATTCCATCATTTTTCGTCAGCACAGGTAGAATATAATAGAGCTATTCAGCTACACGTTCACACCGTGGCCCCACTCCCCAAGCCAACAGAACCTTCAGTAGATTTGGTGCCGAATTATTTACTTGCGAACATAAAACAACATATAAACTCAGGTTCTACATCCTGGGCCCAATCCACAAATTTGTCTAATTTCAAGAACAATTTTTTAAAGCCGTATGCTGATCAATGGATCTGTAGTCGTTACAATAGGACAACATAAATGAGCGTTTTTCATGAAATAGCAAAAAGATTTGTTGATGACGAGTGGCCACCCACCGGCTTTGCTGTGAATCAAATTTTAAAAATTAATCTTGGCTTGCAAGAGCAGGCCTTCATACATAACTCGGCAGAAGAGCCTGGTAAAAAGCACTCCTACTATCATATGGAGCTTCCAGACTTGACGGGTGAAGGTCAGGATGCAAACGAATCCGCAGGTTTCTGGATGCATCCATATATGGATGCATCCGAATTAAACTACTATACTGAGCCGGTTTATAAGAAGTCGAATTCGGGGGGCATCACCGGCGTAAAAATAAATCCGGAAGACGAGATGACGGGATTTAATATTTCCTGGGCTCGAACTAGATTGGAGGATATTTATGATTCAGACTTTAACAAGCTCTTTATGCATACGATTTGGAGCCGCATTCAGGACTTTTCGAAGGTCTCTTACAATCCTGAAGATTTTTTCTATTTTTTCGCCTCCGCTCTCCAAATTTTAGTTGATCCCCATTGGGAAAAAATGATAAATTTAGATGAAGTATACGAAGAAGCTCTTTCGAACGACCTATATGGTGACATCGCGCGGCATATTGATCAAAAAAGATACGAGCCCTTGATGAATTTAATTCCCTCACTCTTCCGTGACTATCTTGAAACACACGACGACAATGAAAAAAATGGAACTTATGCGGGAATTTTCCAATTAGGGCCCGGAAGCATCAAAGATCCGGAAGATGACAGTGAAATCATTCCATCCACTGGCCAATTTTATAAAACTTCGGTTAAAAAATTCTGGTATAGAATTCTAGGAACGAAATTATACACCCACAGATTCAATTATGAAAGAAAACTATATGACTCATTCAGAGATTTAAAAGAAATATTCGCGCTTTTTGACGTGGCAACAATCTTGGATCTCGAAGCTGATTTGGAAAACAACGCATCCCTATATGAGGATTATGAAAGTGACTGGGCCTCAAAATCCAAGCCTTTTGGTAATTCCTCCACCCTGACTTACAGTGAAGCTAGTCTTTTTTGGAACATTTTTATTGAAAAGTTCTACACCGGTGATATTGATCAATCCCTGGTTGAGGAACTAAAAAGGGAAAAATATGAACAAGGGGATATTTATAAATTCGACCCAGATTCTTGTAAGCTCCCGCCAGAAGAAAAAGAAGAAGAGTTGTGCACTTTGGGCTGCAAGCCCAACCCCTCAGCTACAGTTTTAGATTGGACCTCCGCACCAAATGAACAGCCATACTTAAATGAAAGAACATGTGAATATTGGGCCCCTATAGTTACGAAGTATGACAATGTCATAGAACGTCCAGCAACCGCTATCATAAATGAGAATATTGAAACGGGAATAAAATTAATTTTAGATTTTGTAGGTAAAGAATCTACGGAAGATATAATTTTATCTCTTGTTTCTCAAGTTAGTGCTGATTACTTCGTGGACTTCCGCACGGGCGCCAAAGTAAGAGTTTTGATTAAGCTGCCAACGGATGCCACTTTTCTGTTGGAAGAAAAAGAAGAATCGTCTGAATCGAGCCCCACGGAGGCTTCTTCGGAATTTCCACTCAATGTTGTATTGACAAGAGAGGATATTCGAGGAGATGGTTCTATGTTTAACTTAGTCAGTCGAGCAATAGGGAACAAATATTCCCAACAATATGAAATACTCCTCTTTCGGGGTAAGCTCGCCGGCCTTCCAAAGAACATTTTATTAAAAAAGGAAGGAGATCGAATAAGGCAGTTTAAAAAAGCATTAATTGGCCTACTTAAGGACCAAAAATTCAAGTTCAATCCTCTCAGAAAGAAGCGAGGCATCCTTGAGGCTGTAGAAATCGGATTTAAAAAAGATTTCTCTGGCATAGAGTATATAAAAGCTAATAATGTGGGGTGTGATGCGGTAGAATTGGGAACGAACAAGGATAAAGTCGCTGGTGGCGCGGGCTGGAACTCGTTTTTGAAGAAATCTGTTGCCAATTACCCGACAACATTGGCTTTCGTTGCAAATATCCCATCAATTTATGATGATGTTACTTCCGATAATCCCATAGTTGTGGCTCCTTTCTTAAAGAAATACTATTATCCTAAAATTGAGGAACAAATAGGTCAAGAACTAACAATGGTACAGGAGTTTGTTGATGAAAACGGCTGCAATGCTGCGGAACTTGCAGCAAACCTACTAAAACCGGCAGTTATATTGGGATCTGAAGTGGCAGGAACAGCCCTTTCATTCCCGGAGTTGTTTTTTAAGTCAGTCGCACAAAAAACCTGCCTAACCACCGAGGCAAAAGAGCAAGAAGACGAGAAATACAAGATCCTTAAAGATATCGACCAGCGCTGGAAGGATATAAATACGAGAAAACTATTCACCGGTGATCAAATCTTTGCAGACTTGCCGCATAAATTAGAAGAAGTAAATAATTTGAAGGAATTATATACAGAGATACTTGATAAATTGGGTGTTTGCGGTATTTCTTCGTTAGTTATGGATGGTCTGGGGTGTTTACTAAAGGGTATTGACATAAACGTCTCGATGGAGGTTCTAGTAAAATCATTTTTGAAAAATGCAACCGAGAAAGAGATGGAAAAAATGTTTTTCGCCATGGACCCCTCTTTACAAAAATTTATTAGAGATTCGGTCTCGGAAATAACATCAATCCCTCTTCCGTGGGAGGCTGGCTATCGACCCGGCAGCTATCAAGCCGCCGGAGTTAAATATTCTGCCGAATTCTCGGCCGCCTCCGGCTCTCTGGAAAAACGACTAGAAAAAACCGGATTTTATGAGGGTGAACAAGATGAAGAAGAGATCACTACGAAATATGATGAAGATGGTGAACTCAAAAGCTTCCGCGCCAAAGCAAAAACAACGATAGAAGAGCAGGAACAAAAATTCAAGTCATCTGACCCGGTCCCAACTGGAAAATTAGATGCAGATGGCAATGAAATTATGGTGGCTCCCCCAGATAAAGTTTCCGCTGCCCCAGGTCTAGGCCCAAAAGGATTTGCTGGGCCCTTCGCACACGCAGGATCCGTAGGTACTGCATTAGATGCCATCGCCGACAATGCAATCATACACTTAAAAGACGCATTAATAAAAGCAATAGAGGAAAACATAATTTCAGCCCAAGCGCTTATGAAATTTATTGACAAACTCCCAGGCGCAGCCCTAGTTAAAGGCGCCATATCAGAAATTTTAGAATGCCCGCGTCCTCCACTTTTTTCTCCTCCTCTGGATGATGTTCTTAAAACTCTAGAGCTTGACTTCTGTAATGGTCATTATGCTATCACCCTCCCGGTAATAAGAAAAATGCCGGCACGGCCATGGATGGACATCAAGACTATATTAATCGAGGCAGCTGAAGACGCCATGGAGCAATTAGTGGTAAAGGCGCTTACATTGATACTTGAGAAGCTCCTAGCTATTTCCCTGAATGTCTCCTGTGAAATGATTAAGGATGTAGCTGGAATTCTTAAAGATGTGGCAGGTGGAGCCAGCTTCAGAGAAATTGTCGCGAATAATCTTTGTGGAGATAGTCTCAACGATGGCGAATTGAACGCCAGTCTAAATAAACTAAACGCCGCACTGGGATCCTTGGGTCTACCAGGCGCGCCAAAACCAACAGACCAGGACATGGGTGATTTTATGGACGGTACATCTGCCATTTTAACCCAACAGGAATTACTAGACCTACTGGACGGAGAGGCGACAGCCGAAGCCGTCTCATATGTCAGACAGGTGGTTGATGGAATCGATGCCTTGAGAATTCAGCTCCCGACTGACGATCATATAAGGAACTTATTTGTTGGTATGGGGAGAATATTTGACAGAGAGGCTATAAGAGATAGAATCCGGGCCACGTCTTATAGGCCAATTAGTCCAGCTATTTGCGCATCTCCCGCCCATTTGGAGCTGTTTGATGAGGTCCGCCGTTCAATTCTCCAAGAAAAAGGCCTGACAGAAGACGAATGTGCTGAGCAGCTTGAAAAATTAAAAGAAAAAACATTACAAGATTTTGATGATTTAGCGAACGTTTTAAACGAGAATTATTTCGGAGATTTAGATGTCTTGGGGGATCCCACCTGTCCCGAATCCGGAATTTACCCCGGCGAAGACCCGGAGACAAAAAGACAAACTCAAGAAATGTTTAATTCGAACGACGATGCGATAAATTCCATCTTTATGAAAGAACTCCTCACAAAGAGGGGAGTATTAAACATGATCCTTTCGGATACCCAAGGCGTCGGCTTTAAAAAACATAATGAATTTTTAATAAATTTCTTCGGCAACCCGTCGGCAGATAAGTTGGGTCCATTCGGATTTTATGTAAACGATTCTGGCTCCGCCGGCAAATGGGCAATATTGTCTAAATTAGTAGATGGCTTCCCGATGGGATTTTATCCAGACAAGGTCGCCCCATACCTGCAAGATATATTGGCCGGAACCGGTAAAACGCTCGGCACCGGCGATACGCCTAATTTGAAACAACCCGGATTAGATGTCGTCTTTAGTAACGGATCCAGCCCCAACCTCACTTTAAGTTTTGATATTTGGGACAAGGGCCCCCTAGGTTTCGGGCCCGGCTACCTTAAAATAGACTATAATTATGATAGAGACGATGATAAGTTGATAAACATGGCCATTTATTCCGAAGATGATAAATTTGATGAGCCTCTTATTTTTAACGCTCCGCAATCCTACGATAAAGAGACTTACGAAAGAATAGAATCTCTCTCTTCGCCCGATAGAGATCGATCTCTTTCAAATCAGGCTTTTGTGTTTGGGAACATAGGACGCACAGCGTGGTCAGAATACACAACAAATCAGGCAGAAGAAATAGGGTCACATTTCTCTGGTCGTCTATTCGAATATTTAACTGAAAAATCAATTGAGAAATTTGCTCTTAAAATTTCCGAGAATATTAGAGCATTCGATTTCGGATATGATCCAAATGCCAAGACAGCAACATCGTCGCTTGATCACAACGAATATGGCGGTACTGAAAAGAATCCGGCTTTCTATGTAATCCCGCCAAAATATGCTGGTTGGATGGGCCTCTATGATGATATTGTACCAGAGACTGATGACTGCTCCAGGGTACCCATATTAAATTTCAGTTCAGTATCCGAAAAGACAGCAGGCTATAGTGATAAATTAAAAGAAGATCCGAGACTGCAAATCCCTGCCGCCTGCGCGATTGATACAGAGCGCCCATTCGATAGAATCATGCCAAAAGCTGCCCTAGCAGGCTGCGACGGCGCAATAAGATCAACAGTCAGGCTTTATGTTATGCAATCATTTATCCAAGGTATTCCCTCTTTTTCTTTATTCGATCCAAAATTCCCTCAAGTATATAACGACACCTTGTCTAGCTATATCGCTGAAAAAATAAAAATAGGCCTTTTAAATACTGGAAGAAGCTTCCGCGTAAAACGCACCCGGGAAAATTATTATTATACCTTTTTGGAAGAAGTAGTGCAAAACTTTGGAAAAAAAGTCGACCTTGGAGAAATAACACCCAATAGTTCCCAACTTTCTGCAATGGAAGCTATAAATGATATGCAGGCGCAGTGGCAAAAGCCACCCAGAAAGCCAAGAATAAATTACAAAAAACGCCTCCACAAAAAATATTTAGCTTGGATTTCCGCAGCAGAATCAAGTTGTTTGATTTTATTAAATTATTATATTTCGGAACAGGTGGAGGAAGTTGGAAAATTATTTAGTGAGGCACTAGAGCCATCAATTCCCAACTTGGAAAGTTGGGTTTTCGGTTCTCCAATTTGGATGTCAGCCGGCGCCATTTCTAGTGAAGGTCCAATGGATGTCGCCACCGACCCCCTCAACCCGACAGATCCTACAACGGCAAAAATTTTAGCTATAGATATTAAAGAGACGGAAACTTACGGAGGGGGATACTTCCCGTTTATTCTCGAAAAATATATAAAAGTAGAACCCCTTCCGGATGCGGCTTCTTCAGCTGCTCCACAAATTTTCGGCTTAGATTATTGGAAAGGGGAGGTGGAAAACCTCGCAGCAGGAAAATCTACAGGCACTTTAACTGGAAAAGCACTTTCACCGGACATTGAACCCGTGATCACCAAGAATCTGGCATCTTGGTCTTACGGCCTAAGAATTTCAATGATTATGTCTGAAACAATGTTACATAGCGCCGGCCCGTTTAATACGGACCTCTTTGACGAATCAATTACTGACGATCAAGTCGATGCCATCAAGTCGCTAAAATTTGGACCAAAAGACGAGCGCAGGTATGTAATTCCGGTCGCATCGGCCGAAGTTCCGATGGGGACTCGGACAACCCCAACTATAGATTTAATCGACAAATATGACATAAATTGTATGATTTCAGAGCTGATAGCTACCCCTGAATATAAAACTCTTTTTAATTATTGTATTCCTTTGCAATCATTACTTTCTTTGGTTACTATTTATATCACGGAGACATTTTTATTATCAATTGGAGCAGAGTGGGATGAAACAGCCGGAGAATCAAGTCAGTTTAAAAGGTGGAATAAAGATTCCAACTTTAAGAAAACAAAGAGAAACCTTAGAAGGCTTTTTGAGGCTTTTTACTACTCTAGGGATCCATATTATAAAGATGAGGAGATGGAAACTGGTGAAGAAAAGACAAGAAAAAAACTCAAAGTTAAGAAAAGAATTCCAGCAGATAAGCAAATCTCTTGGTGGAAAAAGAGGCGCCAGGTACCAAAGCCAGCCTCGGAGTGCAAATAGATGGCAATAGGATTATCACCAGCATTGCCCCTGGTGGTTGATAAAACTGACGGCCCATATCGATTAACTAAGACGGTGGTGGAAGCAATTTCTCAAAATTTAAAAAATTTAATTTTGACAAACCCTGGCGAAAGAATAATGGATCCTGATTTCGGAGTTGGCATCCGACGATATCTATTTGAATTAGCAAACACAGGCTTTCAGGGAGACATTACAAGAAAAATAATTAAACAGGCGAGAAAATATTTAAGCTCCGTTGAAATTTTGGACATTAGATATACGCCCGGCTCCTCATATAGGCAGGACCTGATCACCATCGAAGAAACCGGTGCTTTATATGTACATATTCTTTACAAAATTTCTTCTTCTGATATTTCAAATGTTTTAACTTTGCCGATCTCTAATTAAATTATAAGGAAAAAATTAAATGGCCGATAAAAAAAGAACACCAGTTAGATATACTAGTAGAGAATTCGCCACTATCAAGCAGGATCTGGTGGAATATGCAAAAAGATATTATCCAGAATCTTATAGAGACTTTGGTGAGGCCTCCTTCGGGGCCCTGATGATGGATACTGTTTCTTATGTCGGCGATATTTTATCTTTCTACTTGGATTATCAAGTAAACGAATCTTTTCTTGACTCTGCGGCTGAATATAATAATGTAATAAGGCTAGCCAGACAGCAGGGATATAAAAACAAAGGAGCCCCTTCCACAACTGGGTTGGTGGAATTTTTTATCATTGCTCCGGCGAACTCGCTAGGCCTAGGCCCGGACACGGATTATTTACCAATTTTGAAAAGAGGGTCATTGTGTTCCGGCCTCGGCGGCGGCAGTTATATTTTAATTTCGGATATAGATTTTTCCCATCCAAAAAATCAGATCGTCGCAGCCAGAACAAATTCGACCACTGGCGTTCCGACTAGTTATGCGGTAAAAGCCATTGGTAAAGTAATTTCTGGCAAATTCGTTCAAGAAACTTTCACAGTCGAAGAATATAAAAGATTCAGGAAATTGGTACTCTCTAGTCAACGCGTGGCAGAAGTGATTAATGTCTTTGATGCAGAGGGAAATGAATATTATGAAGTGGATCACCTATCACAAGACATAATCTATAAGGATGTAATCAACAGAGCTTCAGATAGTTCTGTGGTGCCATCTGTCATAAGGCCATATTCAGTCCCAAGGCGCTTTGTAGTCGAGACGTCTGGAGAAATTTCTTATTTGCAATTTGGATTTGGCTCCGATGACGAAATAGCCCAAGCTTCTCCCGTAGATCCATCAAATACGATACTAAAGTTTCATGCGAAAGATTATATAAGCGATGAATCTTTCGATCCTTCAAAATTAATTTCGTCTGATAAATTCGGGATATCGCCAACAAACACAACCTTAACAATCTCTTATAGGATAAATACAGAAAATGACGTAAACGCAGCCGCCGGAACTATAAAGCGCGTCGACACCTCATATTGGTCATTTCGAGACGTCAGCAATTTAAATCGCGCAAAGGTTATGGCAGTTCGGGAATCTGTAGAGTGTATAAACCCAGGGCCCCTACTTGGAGATATATCAAATCCAACCTCGGAAGAAATAAGGCAGAGATCTATTGATTATTTTGCAACTCAAAACCGAGCCGTCACAAAGCAAGATTATGAATCGATGGCTTATCGCATGCCTCACAAATTTGGCGCAATTAAGAGGTGCAAGGTCGTCCAAGATCAGGGATCCTTTCGCAGAAATTTAAATTTATTTGTATTATCGGAGGATGTCTCTGGGGCCCTATCTCACGCCAGTCAAACTCTCAAAAATAATCTCAAAACCTGGCTAAATAAAAATAAAATGATCAATGATACAATCGATATTGTCGATGCGCATGTGGTGAATGTAGCCATAGAATTTGAAATAATACACGATCTGGATTACAATAAATATGATGTACTTACTACGTGTGCGAATAGTTTAGCAATAAAGCTTCGAGACCCGCTCATGATTGGTGAACCATTTTATATAACGGATGTCTATAATTATTTGAATGATGTTGTAGGTGTCGTGGATACAACAAAGGTAAAAATTACCAACAAGACTGGGGGATCTTATTCTGATGTTTCTGTCAAGATAGAGGAGTTGATGTCGCCGGATGGAAGATATATAAAGGCTCCAGATAATGTAGCTTTTGAAATTAAATTTCCGAGTATAGATATCAAGGGGGCCGTAAGATAATGGCAATAAAGAAATATTTCGCAAACAAAGACAATACAATAACGAGTGCCTTTAGGCCCAACTTGCAAACGCGCGGCACAAATGCAAATATGGGAGCCTCCGACGTCCTTGAGGTGTTTTCAATATACGGCCAGGCTAGTTCGGGCTCCACAGAGCTAGAGAGAGTCTTGATAGAATTTCCGGTCAGTAAAATCGTGGAAGATCGAGCATCGGGAATAATTCCCGGCCCTGGAAAAATTAATTTTTATTTAAATATGTATAATGCTAGGCACAATCAAACAACTCCCCGATCGGCAACCTTTGTAGTGGCCCCAATTTCTCAATCCTGGCAAGAAGGCACAGGATTGGATATGGAAGGATATAAGGACGTCTTAGGATCCAGCCCGGGATCCAGCCCAGGATCCAGCTGGACGACTGCTTCGGAGGGCGCCCCCTGGACAAGAATGGGCGGAGATTATTTATCATCCCCAATATATTCTCAGACTTTCCCCATTGGAAATGAAGATCTAAGGATGGACATTACTCCGCTCGTAGAAGATTGGATTGCGGGAACAATTACAAATTACGGCGTTGGAGTTCACCTAACTTCAAGCCAGGAAGCTTATTTCGCAGAATATTACCCAAGAGAAGCTGTACAATTTGACGGCGCCGCGTTCCTTTCAGGAACATCAGATACCGATCTGCAAAAACCTTCTACAATATCCGCCTGGATTAAGCAATCTAACAACACGGGCACGAGATATGTGCTTTTTTGGCAAAGAAGTGCGGCAACAAGTTTCAGGAGGGTTTTACAAATAAATCCGGCCGGCTCAGCAGTTGTTTATAGAAAGATGTACTCCCTAGGGACCACCACAATAACAACTGATGATCCCCTTCCTCTAAATACCTGGACCCACATAACAGTGACGGACACACAAGACTCAGCAGATATTCCCTCAATTTATATAAACTCAATCTCCGCTTCCGCAACGGTCACACAGGGCGCAGGTTCTGCATTAGATGATGTCGATATGTTTGCCATTGGGGGCTCAAAATCGGGAGCTTCCTTTAATTTTAGTGGATATATCGATGATGTAGCATCTTTTGATAAAATTTTAAGTCCCGGAGAAATAACTGAGCTTTATAACGGCGCATGTCCGGCCCCAATTAAAGAGCTTTCTATTTATGAAAATCTCTCAAATTGGTGGGTTCACGGCGATGATCCTAGAGATGAAATTAATCTTGGAACTCCCCCAACAGAAATAAGTATTTATGACAGGGTTGGTACCGCGAATCTTTATGCCACCGGTTCGGGAGGCATGTCCATCGTAACTGGTGCGTGCACCGCCCAAAACGGAACTGTGGGTCGAGAGTCAGATGGCCAATTAATTAATACCGCCGGAGTAAAAGAAACATATTACACAAAGAAATTCTTCGGCCGAGGATCGGAATTCTTCTTTAAACGCCCATCAATCGAAGCAGTGTGGGATTCTTCAATAAAGGATGACAGGGGGAGTTTTTACGCTAGTAGTTCTCTTGTCCCGGGCCCCTACAATATGCAGACTCTCTATCTCTATAACGTAATCAATGGGCGCCTGGTAAATATTCCAGAAATTGGAGCGGGGGATTTGCGAGTCAAACTTTATACAAGTGCAAGCGCCGGCGACCAATTGGGAGCGACCGTCACAGCCGGCTATTTTTCAAAGGGAATCTATACAGCGTCATTCGCCTTAGACACCTCAGCTAGCGTAGTTTACGACAGGTGGTACAATACAACTTTTATGGATCTTTATCATGTTGGTAAATTTAATGTCAAACAGTTTGCAGCCAGCACCTATAATCCTTATCCAAATTTAGTCACAAATTTGACAAATCTACGCCCCGCTTACTCAAATTATGAAACGGCGCGCCTTAGATTTTATGTTCGAGAAAAAGATTGGAGCCCAACTATTTATACAGTAGCAAATAAGGAAATAGACACACAGATAATCGAAAGCGCATCTTACCAGATCCATAGAATAATAGATGATTTAATTGTTATGCCGTTTAGTACGGGAAGTAATAGTGGGACAGAAATGTCTTATGACGTAAGCGGAAATTATTTTGACTTAAAAATGGATTTTTTAGAATCTGGATATTCATATGGAATTAAGGTCGCGTATTTTGATGAAACAGTTAATAGCTATGTCGAACAACCTTATGAGTGGAAATTCAGAGTAGAAAAAGTATGAGCATAAGAAAACTTTTTGATAAAAATATCCCACAATCTATAGTATCTTCCACCAATATGGAAGATTTGGGAAAGTCTGTAGAATCTTCGGGCAATATTTTACAAAGAGTTGCTGAAAAGAATAGATTTATTCCGCAAAAGAACTATGCCGATCCTTCGAATTTCGCCAAGTTTGGGTCTGCTGTAAAATATTATAGTGATTCTTTTGATAGGATTGCCAATCAATACCCGTATGATGGCTCTTTGAGGGAGCGAACAGAATATTTAAATAACTCTACATACCTAGATTTATACATTTTCGACAATGTTTATCCAAGAACAACTGGTTATGCTATAATTTCCCCGAATGGCTGGGGGACGGTAGCTTCGACTGTCGGATCCGTTGGCTTGCCGAGTATCATAGAATATATTCAGGTTATTGGAGGCCCACATACAGCTTCCGGAGGAATGATCGGGAAAGAGCTTTTAAATACTTTTGAAAATTCTAACTTTTATGACCCGGACAAAAATAGAGAATCAAATTTAAAATTTGATTTTAATCAGGGTGTTACAATTGAAACTTGGATTAAAAAAGCCGCGCTTATTCCGGCCGCCGATTCACTCTATGAAACCATTTTTCACATAACAAATGATGAAACCGGCACAAATACTTCCGGATCTCTCTATGTGGTCTTGGACGCGACAAAGACAGCAGTCTCCGATGATCCGCTAGCGGTGACCATAATTTCCGGTACAACCCAGCGAGGATTTTCATATCCGGAAATAACAACCGGAGACTTAATCGACGGCAACTGGCACCATGTGGCACTTTCTTTCCAAAATTCAGGGAGCGATACCCTCTCACGCGGCTATTTAGACGGCCAGCTCAAATCCACCCGCGTCGAACTCGGGGCAACATTTGGAAATGTGACTGGATCTTTAATCGCTAATGTCGGCGCCATGCGTCCGTGGTCAAATTCGGCCTCATACGGTCCAAGCGTGGCAGGAATTCCAGAGGGCGCCGCAAAGCTTTCGGCCTCTCTTGATGAATTCCGTTATTGGAAGACAGCAAGAACATCAGAAGAAATTGGCAGATATTGGTTCACACAATACGGGGGAGGCACCAACAACGACATCGCGAATACGGATCTCGGTGTTTATCTAAAATTCAACGAGGGAATCACGGGGATTGCGTCAACCGACTCTGTCGCTCTTGATTATTCTGGTAGAATTTCTAATGGTAGGTGGGTTGGGTATACACAAGCCGCCAGATCTACGGCCTCTGCCATTGATCTATTCCTTGGGAAGCCCCGCGAGTTTAGGGATCCTATTATTTATCCATTCCACCCGGAGGTCAAAGATTGCCGAACAGCTTTGGAATTTTCTGGATCTTCACATGATTTAAAAAATAATTCTTCCTTCTATTATACCCTTCCATCATGGATAGTCGAGGAGGATGACGAATCGGGCCAAGAATTATTAAAATTAAGTCAAATTCTATCAAGTTATTTCGACACTTTATATCTTCAGATTGAAAATTATCCAAAAATTAAAGATATCTTTTACCCTGGCGAGGAGGCGAAGCCATTTCCTTTTGCCCACAAATTGCTAGACTCCGCAGGTTTATCCACTTCTGAAATTTTTGTAGATGCCACGATTTTAGAACAAATTGCGAACAGAAATGAAAATAAAAAATTTGACCACGAATTAACAGACATAAAAAATCTAATTTATAAAAACATTTATAACAACCTAGCGTACATTTATAAGTCCAAGGGAAATATGAAATCTTTCCGAAACTTGATGAGGTGTTATGGAATAGATACAGACTTGATTAAAATAAATCTGTATGGAGATAATACAACTTATCGGTACCGAGATAATTTTGAGGTAGGAACAACCCGAAAAAAATATATAGATTTTAATAATCCGCGACACTTTGATGGCACAATTTATCAACATGGTATCGGCTTAGGTCCGGACAGCCAATCATTTATAAGTGCCTCCGGAGGCTCAGCATGGGTAGCTTCTGATTCTCAAGAAAAATATACTTCTTTTACCCTAGAAGCTGAAGTTGTATTTCCAAAAAAATTAACTCACCGACACGAAGACTTTTTTTCTACCCCGTTTACAACCTCATCTCTTTTCGGATTCCATACGGCCGATGAAACGACCCCTGGCGACTTTACTTGGCCCACCGAAGATGCTTATGTAAACGTCTATGCGCTACGCGATGAGCCAGAATCCTCAAATGTAAGGTTTGCCTTCGAAACCCAGCTTGGAATTTATACGAGTTCTGTATTTTATGACGTATACGACAATAATAAATGGAACTTCGCAGTAAGATTTTATCCCGAAGAACATGGATCAGATTTAATTACTGGCTCAACTCCTCCTCATTATTTTATGGAATTATACGGCGCAAACAATGACGCAGGTGTGACGGCGAACGAATTTATAATAAGAGAGGAAATTCCATTCCTCGGCTTCTGGGATATACGATCTTCGTGGCTTTGGAAGCCCAAAAGAGTATATGCAGGTGCACTCCATACAAACTTTACAGGCTCCACAGTTCACAAAACAGACATCAAGCTCGGATCTGTGAGATACTGGACGTCTCATCTAGACAACGAGGTGATCAAAACACACGCCAGAGATCCAGAAAATTATGGAGTACTTAGCCCCGGAAAAAGCACATATTTATATCAGACAAGCCTTACAGGTGTAATCGTTCCAGAAATGGAAACACTGGCCCTCAATTGGTCTTTCGACACTTTGACCGGCTCTAACCTGCTGGGAAAATTTAATGTTCCGGATTTATCTTCTGGTTCGGTATCCAAAAGGGCTCAATACGGATGGTTAGGCAACGTTGTTGGCATGAGACACCCAGGTAGGGGCAATTTCTTTCCAAAAGCCAGCAGTAAAGTCTTAGATACTAAATTTATTTACACAGGAAAACAAACACTTCCAGAAAATATTCAAAGCTCAGATATGGTAAATATTGATGAAAATGATAATATTTTCAAGCTGACAACTCGCCCAGAAGAATACTTCTTTTCGATTGAAAAAAGCATGTACCAGAACATTTCAGAAGAAATCTTGAATGTCTTCGCGTCAATAGTGGATTTTAATACCATTGTTGGAGATCCAGTAAATAGGTATAGGCAAGAATATAAGCAATTATCCAAATTACGTCAGTTGTTTTTTGAAAGAGTTCAAAATGAACCAGATTTAGATAGGTATATAGAATTTTATAAATGGATAGACAATTCCTTGTCAAATTTCTTAAATCAACTAATACCGGCTTCGGCTAGATTTTCTGATAATATGAGAACTACCGTAGAAAGCCATGTTTTGGAGAGAAATAAATATTGGACAAAATTCCCAACAATAGATATGAAAACTCCAGATTTGGTATCTGGGCTCAATGCGATCAATGAGCTTTTATATAATTGGGAAACCGGCCACCACCCCCTCTCGGATAATCAAGACGAGAAATGTTTTTGGTGGAACCAACGCGCCGAGAGATCTGGCATAATTTCTTCTGGAAACCCAGCTGTTGATTCAAACAGAGAATCATATTTAAATGCAAGTTTGCGAGTCCTAAACAGAAGCTACAGCACCCCATACAAATTCAGCATAAAACAGCAAGACATCAATGTTGGGGGCGCAAATTTCTCCCAAAATAAAATTGTTAACTATGCTAAAAATACTATACCCTGGGTAGACACCGCAGCTGGCCCAAAGGGAATTTATATAACTTCCGGAAATGTTGAGCAAAATACTTGCATAGATTTGGATTCAACCAAAAAAAGAAAATTAAATTTTGGAGTTTATACCGACGAAGCCGGAATGAGTAATTCGGCCAATCCGTATGATTATCGATCAGGAAAAGGCAACCGGTTTGTACCATTTAGTATTTATAGCGCCTCTCATGTCAATTCATATTCTGGAGATATTGTCTCCTCGCTTGGTTGCAACGCGGAAATAACGAATAATCATAACGATTCATATGGCGCCACAATCGGAGTGCCACTTCAGGGCCCTTTCACTGAAAAATTTGTAGGAGGCCTCCAATCCAGACATATTGATTTAAACGAAGATGCTTCTGATAACAAAGATAACCGGCCAGAAGCATGGCAGATCAAAACTGCAACTGGCGTTGTAAAGTTGGCCAGCCAGCCAGTAAGCAGCCCCAGGGCCACCCTTTATCGTGACCTCGTCGCAAAACGCCCGGTAAATATTCGAAACATTAAACAGGCCAATGGCGCGCCCACGGGCTTTGTTTCTGGAACCCTTCATTCGAAGATCGGAAATTACAAAAAAGATTATGAAATCGTTCAAGCAGCCGGCGGTAGAACCGCGAATAATAGAGCTTGGACACGAAATGGTCCATGGAGCCTTCTAGACGCCCAAGATCCAACACACTTAACATCGTCAATTTTCGTCTCTGGCATGTACGATGAGCCGAGAATTCAGAGGGGCAGAACAGAGCATGTAATGGTTAATAGATTTTCTGCTCCAGGCGGCCCAGATACTATGGGGGATAGCAACGGCGGCCCAGGCCTGGATAGATATGCGGCAGAATTTTCGCCAAACAACGACCTAAACTGGAGAAATAACTCCACCAGAGATCCACTAAAAAAATGGATGCTGACTCCCCACGTTAATCAATTTGGATATTATGGCGGTGTAGAAAATTTGATCCCTGGTTCGGCAGCGAACGCCACGAATTATAGTGGCACAGGATCCTTCTACCAGATTAATAGAAACTCCAGGATGAGGCTCATAAAAAGCGGCTCTGGCACGACAACCTCATATTCTTATGACAATTATTACGTCCAAAAGCCTATCCCAGCCACCGACTTGCGATATTCTTGGATCACCGCGTCGGTGCAGACAATCAATCCCACCGGCTTCGGCTACTGGCCAAAAGAATTTTATGTCCCATCGCTGACGGATGCATTTCAGCAGCCAGCCAGCTTTGTTTCCTCTTCTCAATTGAATCTGGAAATAGACTTCGTCGGTATGAATAATTATATTTACGAGCCAATACCCGAAAGATACACTTCGGCATTTAAGGCGACTATTTATTCTGCATTTGGCAGTGTCGAAGCCCCCCTTCGTGTACTTATTGAGAGCGCTCTGGATGCATCAGAGGCCAATAATTTTAATTATCAATTAAGTAATGAATTCCGAAACCGAAGTCTTGCAACAATTAATCCTGGTAACGTTCTAAACGCACTAAACCTACACAGAAATGGTCCGTATCAACACCCTTCTTGGAAGCAATCTAGAACAGGTCAACATAAGATATCTAGATATTTGAGAAAAAGAAATTTTATTGGATGCACTCAGGATAGATATCTGACATTAAAAGGTCCCGGAAATTCTTCAAAGACAGTGGTGGCAGAAAATACTTATACCACCTTTTATTATGAGCCTGCCGTTCAGAAAGTTTCGTCACCGCTGGTATGGACTGTTGGCATAAAGTCGAAACAGGCGACTCAAGCTGTTGCTCTAGCAGCTTCTCTAATTAACGCTTACGATTTTGTTAATCCGGCCTTAAGGCGCTGCTCCGTGGGAATAAAAGAAATAATAAAACAGCCTCCAGGGTCTTTTAAAAGACCCTGGATTCCAGGGTCTTCCACTCAGGACCCCTCCGAAGCCTCTTGTCTGAAGAAAGATACAGCCTATGGTGTGATCGCCGGAACTTATCTAAACGGAGGGTTAGAAAATAAATCCTCTCCGGTAGATGTTTTTGTAGAAGCGATATATACGGCCCCCACCTTTCCCTCACCTGCAAATAAATTCAGCGCAGAGAATAGAGAAAGGACTAATTATAATAACAACTATTACAATTCTTCCCGAGCAGAGCGCTCATCTATGGGAGAAGAAAAATTCAGAAACGGAGATGATTGATGCCAAATTCGCAAGGCTATAATATATCACAAAGCGCATGGGCTTTGGACGCAGTAGAAGAATTTACAACAGCGCCAATATATACATCAGCAGACGTTAACGAAACTTCCGGACCAAAATATGGTATCTCGGGTTCTGCTGGGGAATTACAAAATAATTATTCTCAATGTTTTGGATCTTCACTCTTTACTAGTTCGTGGGGATTAAGCTGTAGTGTCGACAATGTCGAACTTGCAGTCTCTCCCGGCGCCGCAGACACTATTCCCTTAAGGTTTGGGTCTCGTTTGGTGGGATACAACAGCGGAGACCCCAGATGGAAAACCAATCCGAGAACATTTGCAGAACACGCTGTTGGAAACGCCGCACCTGCGGGTACTCCGAACGCATATAGTATTTCTGCTTGGGTTTATCCCCGAGGAAGAAATACGGGGCTCGCCGGCCTCCTCTCCGGCAAACCATACAACATAGTCTCTTTTCAATCTTCGGATCACCCCACATCTTCCGCTGGATTAACCGCCGCCACATGTTCTGTTAGGTTTTTTCTGACAGGCGGATCCCCCTTTTCCGGCGCTGTCGACTATTATGTTGGATCAGAAACCGTTCTATCCTATAGCTCTGGCTATATGGTTGATTTTGCAACCTCAAGCGTGACAATCCCGCAAAATGATTGGTCACACGTCTTAGTATGTTATGACGCCACTACTCCAGATATAGAATCGGAAGTCGACGAGAGAATTAAAATTTATATTAATGGGGAATTATCGTCCCTCGGAAACACTTCGGGTATTACACCACCCAGCGCGCTCCCGATTTATGGAAAAATCAACCCGTCAACTGGCGCGATAGGTAATAACGCAGGATCGGATCTCCAATTTAATACCATAACGGGATCTCAAATTGCAAATCCTAATTATTTTATTAATAATGTGTTTCAGGGGGAAATTTCTGAATTAAGTATTTTCAATTATTCTCTGCACTCGTTCAACGAAAACCTCTCGGCCCTGATGTATAATGGTGGTTGTCCTCCCGACATGACAAAGTTGCCTGTTTTTTACAATTTAGATCAGCGCCCGGTTGGATATTATAGACTCGGAGCCATCACTTGTTCGGCGCCAATTCCCGGAGCCGAAGGGGCCGCCGGCACTGGCCCGGGCGATAGCCCAGGAAGCGCATCTTGGGATCAGTCCATGCCCGGCAATTGTTCGGTTGCGCGCGCCGTAAACGCTGTTGGGTGGGAGTGGGGCCCGTCATACTACGGAGATCAATTTTTCTACGCAACAGGAGATGGATATCCAGTTTTATCGATCGACAAAAGTGTTGGTGTATTACAAACATATCTAGACTTCAAAAACACAGGCCCCTGTCCAGCCGGATCCAATAACACAAACAAACAGAATTTAATAGCATCTCCAATCTACAACAGGAAACACTCTCTTAGTTCTGTCTTTTCGACAACCCATTTTGGATGGGCCCCACCAAAGGCATCATATCCCGCATCGCAGGATTATTACAATAGAACCCTATCAATGCCAATCCCAGAAACTAGCGCCTCAATCGCAGCTTGGAGAGATCAATATCCCGTCTCTGGGCCTCCAGGCTCTAATTTTCCTGTTTATAGGACGCCCCTCGGAGCAATTCAGACATGTGGAGGCTCGGCTGAATGGGAATCTGACAGATTGGCTGGCTATTTGGTCAATGGCACCTGGGTTAGCTCTTCGCAGTTGCCATCATATAATACTTATCAAGAATATAACCAGAATATGAGATTGAAAAATCAGGACTATTCAATCGTTCCGGAATTTATAATAAGTGATCAAATAGATTTTTATTTAAATAAACAAAAGGGTAATTCTCTATCACCAAATCCCTCGCAATTAAAAATAAAGGGTACCTCTACTGGTTCATCCAGGGTACCCACGGATAGTTCAGAAAACGGATTTTATGAAATTTTTTCTAATTCTGATTTTTTAAGGCACTTCTCTGTGATCAAGAAAGACCATGAGGGCTTCGCCAGCCCTTCTACAATCGCTATGAAATGTAAGGCATTAATGAAATTTCTACCTTATGATGGGTTCTTCCCTTCAGAGAGAAGCCTACAGATTGCAAATCAATTTTCGAAATCTTATGGAAAATTTATAGAATATAGCGGGTTGGATAAAAATTTGACAAAAGCAAAATTCAGACCATTTTTAACACCGTTTTTCAGGCCCGGTATTGTTTATAACACAATAAAATCAGGAATCGCTGTGGATTTCCCAATCTATACTAGCTCCTACCAAGTTATTAACTACAAATCGTTCTACCAGAAACTTCCTCGTAAAGACTACTATTCAGATTATTATGCCTTGGGTACCAACACTGATCAGAGTGATGAAGATTATCAAGGTACGTCTAGCTGGGATTTGAGGATACCTTTTGAGGCGGTAATCGAACCCGAGAGGTATGTTGCTGGGGTTAAATTTTATGATATGGAGCCCCATCCCAGTTCTGCAATAGATGTGCAGGCGAAGTGGTCTGGCCAAGGAGATGATCTATATAAGAGGATGATGCACAATTACCTCGCAGCAATTCCAGAATTTTTCTTGCCAAACGGAGAGTTTACGAGCTTAAAGAGTAAGTCAGAAAGTGACTTCGCCACAGTTCAGTCTGGAACATCTTATGGCATGAGGGTAAAATTAAGAAGAACAATGAATAAAAACCGCATATGGAGAACTTATGCGCATGATGAATCGGTAATAACTTACGATGTTCCGCAGGACCCAAGAGTTCTTTTTGGCCAGACAGAGAATTTGAGAGAAACTTTTACGATGTACAGCCGGCCATCTGCTTTTGGGCCCCCAGTTGCTGCAACATCTTATCTGGGATTTAAAAACCAACTTCTAGGTTCTGGTCTTATTCCGAATCAAATGGCGAATATTGATTATAATACCGATCTATACCCATCTGATAGTTTGATGGGGATAGACCCATCATATACTCCCCCCTATTATGGGAGAGAGTCTTGGGCAGACATTGTTTATAAGGCCTCGGAGACCGGAAGAGTGACGCTAGATGAAATTCTTTCAAATGTGACGGTTAATTTATGGGGAATTGATGCGGACCCCATCTTGAATGGAATAACCAGCTCTGTAACTGGAACTCTTTATGGAGATTCCCGCCAGCAGGCCATTTGGAGCAGTAACGAGATTTCGGAAGTTAATGACTATAACGCCCCAATGAGAACCTCTCATGCCAACGCTAATGCCATGAAGTTAGATTCTTCATTCAATTTGCTTGGAAAGAGGGGAGACAGGTGGGTCATCGAGCCAAAGTTCGAAACACCACACTACAATTTCAATTCAGAAACATCAATTCGTCCAATATCGAGCGCCAGTAATTCTCTCACAATACCAACAAACGGTTCAGAATCGGTACCAAGAGGAATGTGGCATCAGTTTGGAACTCTCGAATCTGACAAAGGAATCTATATTGAAGTAGATAGTATTCCAAATAAGTGGAGAAAGGTTAGGGGATACGCAGATCCCAATCGTGGATTCAAGACAGAGTTATTGTCCGGTATAGATTTGAGTATATATCAAAATGATAATTTTAAAGATTTAAGTAAATTAGTTGGCTTTGAATCTAGCAAAAAGATGGGAAATACTGCTAAATCATTAACTGTTTCCGAAGCTGTTGTTGCTGTACCCTTTATAATTAAGGCCGGGGAAAAACAATTTTTTCAAATTCCCGAGGATGCTATAAGGCGCGCCATTGGTGACCTTAATATAATCTCTTCTGATAAATCAATTAGTCAATCTAGCCTAGCCATCAAATCTGCCATCCGAGGCCTCGACGATAATAAAGATTTATTTGATAATAAGGGTGACCTCCGCGCTGCAAAAGTAAGAGCCGCAGCGGCAGCTGCCGGCACCACAACGGCGAACCAACTCGATCGAGACGAGGACACTTCCGATAAAGTTTCAGACACAATAAGAGATATGGTTAATAAAATGAAAAAGTTTGTATTCCCGCCAAATATGGATTTCGTACAAAATTTAGGCAAAGTGACACCATTTGCGATGTACATCTTCGAATTTGATTATACCTTCACTCAAGATGACTTGGCATATATGTGGCAAAATATTTCTCCTCCAAATCGAAGCGCGAAATTTATCAACAAGGAGGTTGAAATTTCCCACAAGCTTTTAGCCAACGAATTAATGGGAACGTTCGGGCAAGAAAGCGAGGATCCGATTAAGGATGGCTTGCAGTGGATGGTTTTCAAGGTAAAGCAAAAAGCTAACAATAATTATTTTAGCAAGATTTCGAAAGAATCGGGCCCGAAGACAGAACAATTCCCATTTAGTTACAATTGGCCCTATGATTTCTTTTCGCTCGTTGAGTTTGTAAACATCGATACAAAAATAGGATTCGGTCAAGCCCCCCAGTCTAGTGGGCCCGCCAAAGAAGCGGCAGAAGCTTCAGAGAATCCGTTGAAAGTTGGAAAAGGCCGCCCAAAATCCAAAAGAAAGAAGGCAGGTAAAAGAAAGAAATGACATTTTTTAACAAGAAAGAAGAAGTTCTAGATATAAAATTAACACAATTTGGAAAGCAACTATTATCAACAGGAAAATTTAAGCCGGTTTATTATGCATTTTATGATGACAATATTTTATATGATTCTGCACATGCCTCTTTCGAGGAAAATCAAAATGACACAGAAGGTAGAATTCAAGAAAAAACACCACAAAATAAGACGCAGCACTTATTCACATCTGTAGAGACTAATTTCTCGTCATATTTGAATGCCCATGAAGACATCACTATTCCAGAGGTAGATAGAATCAGAGTACAATCAACCCCGGAGAAAGAATTTTCATTAGTAAATTCAATGGGAGAGTCAGATTTTCAATCGACTTCGGCGCCCACTTGGAAAATAACGCTCTTGGAGGGGGAAATTAAAAATGCTTCTTATTTTTTGACAAGTTCATACCAGACGTTGAGAATCCCGCAGGTTAATTTAAATCTGATTTATACTGCGAAGACATTGGATAAAGATGAGACGGAAAAAAAGATAGGAATTTCCGAAGAAGACGTCGAGAATATTATTTTTCGAGATGGATCTTCTTTAAATATTTCATTCGGTGGCGGAAATAAAAATCTTTTATTGATGATAGAAGAGTCGGGCGTAAATTTCGACAAAAATAACTTTGATATAGAGGTATTCACGGTTGATTCTTCTGATGGCTCATTTTCTCCCTTATCTTTTATGAAAAAGGATCCAACAATTGTCAATAATTTACTTATTGTAGACTCAAAGCCATCCCCCGAAGTGGAACTGGATGATACTTTCGTGGAATATTATTTTGATCTTCAGACAGACTCTAAAATATCGAAAAGAGATCTTTGCGAAGGAATCAACAGTGTTAAATCCAAGGGAATTTATATAGATACATCTATTGAGTGTGAGGATGGTGAGTCTTCTCCGTTTATGATAAGCCCATACGCAGAGGGCAAGACTGGGGCTGTCTGTGAGAATGAATGAAAATTTTATAAAGGTGCTTTTTAATAATAAACTAATTATTGACAAGGGAGAGAAATAATGGCTGTGTATACATCGATATCCCCATCGGGCGCAATCTTATCGAATGATACGGTAGCATCGATAATTCCGGCGGTTACTTTTGATAAAATAACTCTAGATTTAAAAAACCAAACTACTGGGCCCCTCGGGGGCGAAAGATCGAGTTTAGCCATTGATTTAGATATGAGCATGAACATAAAGATGTCCAACTCTCTATTCTCCTCGAATGTTAATTTAATTGATCATATGAATATTCGTGTTGTTAGGTCCACTAGCGCCCAAGAATCAAAAAGGATAGAAACTTCAGAGAATGCTGGAACACTCAATACCGGCGCCGTAAAAGAAATATTTCATGGCCCACTTAAAAATATTTTAAAAGACAACAAATCACAAAATCAAGAAACCAAAGTCTCATTTCAAAGAGAAGACACTATAGAAGATTCAGAAAATATCCCACACCTTTCTTATTACGCATTCTGTTATCTGGACCTAGAATCTTTAGCAAAAACGTTAGGAATAGCAAACGTCCCAGCCCTAGGGCCAACAACTGGCCCTCTCGCCGGAGAGAGGGTTATTTCGAGTGGCCGAGTTAACTCTGTCTCTTACATTTTTTATGTAAGGTCTCAATTCCCAGAAGAACTGAGAGGAACTTTCTGGTCAGGTCCGGTTTTGGAAATAAAAAACGGCAACGCTCCGGGAACTTGGTGTGCGGCAAGGTGGATGCCTACACCCAATGGCGCCCCCCAGTTAAAGCAAGCATCTCCAAAAATAGATTTGGAAAAAATAGAGGTAGAAAATACAAAAATACAAGACCTCAGAATACTTCGTAAAATGCCGAGCCTCAATGTGAATTTGGTACAATCCAGAACTTCCCCAATAGTTATTAAAGGCAGGGATGTTTTTGACAATTCAATCGAAAATCCAGATGCGTATATTTCGAACGCGTTCTTATCCAGGGATAGAAATAATAATTGTAAATTTATTTTTGAATTTGATTATGAAAATACCCTTATTAAGGAGAGTAAATTCGGGAAAATTTTAACAAACCCTTTTGTCTCGCGTGAAACAAAGCAAAAAATAAGTTTATATTCAAAAATAACAAATCTGCAAATCACAAGAAGGCAGGTTGAGGTCGCAAGGGGATATAATAGGTTATCTTCGGCAAATCTTGGAATAAGTAGGAGTGAATTAAATCTTGAAACTCAAATAATCGTGGAAACTTATTCCGATCAATCAAAAAACAACGCCCTAAAAGAAATGAGGGCGTTTGGGGCGGGGAGATTCTTGAGAGGTAACAAGAAAAATAATCTAATAGGAGGCATAAAAGAACTGCCGCCGATAAGTAATTCCCCCCGCCAAACAAAAACAATAGCAGTCACTGACACATCAATCCGGGATCTTACAGACGGAACATTTCAATACGGCGTAAAAATACAAATAGAAGACGGCACAATCCGATTCTTAAATGAGAGGCTCAAGAGACTTAGATCAATTAGGGAATATCTGGTGGGATATTATAATTTAGTTCAAATACCAACAAAGAGTTATGAAAGAATAAAATCTGTTAAAGAATATTATGACGTCTTGTTAGATGAATTATCCTCTCATCGACGCGACCGAGTAGACCGAGAGCAGAGGGCAGAAATTGCAGGGTTGGGAAGAGAAATGGGAATGTTAATTGGAAATCTGAAAGATAAAGAGCGGCTATACCCGTGGATTCTCGCTCCGGCATATATCGTCGACACCCTCACGGCAATCTCTGATTTTTCATTTTTATCTACATCAAAAAGAATTCAAACTTCCTCCTCCCTCATGACAACGCAAGCAAAATTAGAATCAAATTCAGAAACCGGAATAGCACCCACCAATCCAGAGATGGGAACCAGCGCTTACTTCGACCCTATTAGTCAAAAGCAAAAACAATTCGCGACACCCGGCCACAACCCGAGTTTGGGGTTCACAATGAAGACTGTGGGCTCAAAAAAATCCACCCTAGAGGGTCCCACGCGTGATCAAGGCCCTGGTCTAATCCAACCGCAGAAATACTCCAGCTCCTTTTCAAAAAAATCCACCCTAGAGGGTCCCACGCGTGATCAAGGCCCTGGTCTAATCCAACCGCAGAAATACTCCAGCTCCTTTGATCCAAAGTCAGCAGCCTTCTCGCTCCGCAGCTCGTTGAACCCGGCGATAGCTACTTCAGAGACTATTCTTTCAGTTATCGACGCCATAGACTTATTAACTCAAAAAATCAGAGATATGATGGGCCCAAGCGCAGAGATAGAAATACCAGATTCCTCAACAAAGCGTAGAGGAACACCCAGGAATTCGAAGGTTTCGGTAATCGAACTTGAGGACTATTTTGTTGAGCTATTTGACGCACGACTATCTACATTTCCGTCCGTGGATTATATTGGCTTCGCCAACTCACGCGGCACCAAATCCGCTCCAAATCCACCCGCCGGCACACCATACGCTGCACAGGGAGATCTTGATAGTTTAAATGCCGATAAAATGGCCCTCGACGAAAAAGAGACGACCGTGGCGGCAGTAACTGTTGGCACTTTTGAAGATAGGCTGGAAGATGAAGAAGGGATGGTGGAGGCCGCCAAATCCGCCGTCACCAGCGCACCTCTGGCCCCCGAGGATAGCCAGGAACTGACAGAGGTCCAACACACGATATTGCCGTCCCCAGCTCAGGCGCCAGTCATCCCCCAAATAACTCCGGGGATTCTTGACGCAAATGATGGGACGTATATAGAGCGCTCCATCGCAGTAGATAATTATGATGAGCCGTCGCAATATTCAGAATTTCAAAATAAAGTTGTAGCACAGTCTATTGGCCACATACCGTCGACCAATTCGACAAATCAAGGCAATTTAGGTCATCTGATGAGTGTTCTGAACGTTCAAGTCGAGCCTATCCGCACCCCTATGGCAGCGCAAGAAAATTTAACAAAAGGTCAAAATAAGATATCTTTGAATATTCCGGTATCAGATATCTTGGGCCCCGATGATTTGCAGAGTAAAAGTACAAGGCCGCCACAGGGTGCATCATGTGACCAATCGTCCACCACCGACGATGGCGCAACGGCGATGGAATTATATAAAAATGAATCCAATGCAGGACCCCTCTTTCAAGAATTGGCAAACATTATGGCCACGAACGGAAAATTTGATACATCGACTCCAAGAGCCAATGGTTCCCCTTCTCGTGGGCGCGCCGGAAGATTTATAAAAAACAGGTCAAACTCAACAAGCTCTCCCAAAGATTCGCCAAAACAAAGCCTTACTCAGGGTATGGCAGCTAACATTTCTGTTTTCGCGGGATATAAAAATGATAGTAATGGTAATTTTATGATAAAAAGACCAGTCTTTAAAACGCCCACTAAGGAAGAGTGGTCTAAAATTTTGAGGAACTTGAAAAATAAAAACAATAAATCTGATGTTCTTTTGTGTATGGTAGAGAGGAAGGACAATCCCGACACCCCATTTGGATTAAATATGGTTGAGGTAAATACCTATTTCTTAATCACAAGAAATGAGGCCTCTCTATCGGCACCTCCCGGTTCTGCACATATCGACCATCGAGGTAGCGAAACAGGTCGTGCACCTTCTAGGGAGGCAAAGAGAAGTGTAAAAGAGCCCAAGGGGGCGACGATAGAAGAAATCCCAACGCAAGCACTAAAATCAATTAGTGTTGGGTCGAGGAAAATAACTTAAGATGGAAGATAGAAGAATAACATACGTTTTAGACATTGATGATCCTTTGAGGATGGAAATAAATTCCTATTGGATAGGTGCACACTTTGGAACATCAGTTCTGGGATCCCCGACTAAGTTAATACCTTCCTATTCAAATTCAATAATGACGGATAGCCCGACCTCCCTTTATCAGAAAAGGCAAAGGATAAAGATTATTAAAGATGCATCATTCGGTGTCTCTGCGAGATCAAATTCAGAAACCGGAATAGCAACCACCAATCCAGAGATGGGAACCAGCGCTTACTTCGACCCTATTAGTCAAAAGCAAAAACAACCGGGATCATCCGGCTACAACCAGAGTTTAGGGCGCCCCATCTCTAAAAAATTACCAGGGCTTCAGACTTCTACTGCCGACCCGCAATCCGACTTTCAAGGATATGTAGAGGCGAATTTTGTTGATTATTTTAAAAACCACACATCGGATTTCCCAATACAGGATATCGTATATGATGTGATCCCTCCAATCGTGGTAAAGGATTTTTCTACCACCACAAATCCGCTTCGGGGATCAAATGAGGTTAAGGAAGAATTTCTTATAAATTTTTTAGAAAAGAGCTATGAAGATGCAACAAGCGCACCGTCAATATCGGAGTTGTCTCTTCCTAATTTTTATAAAATAATAACAACCAATGGACCTCCTCCTGATTCCTTCTTAGATGAATACGCGAGCAATATATCACCTTCGTCGGCAGATAAATCATATGAAAATATTATAATTTCTATGGATAACTATGAAGATCTTGAAGCCCTTAACGGATACGATAAAGTATTTCCTCTAGAAATTAAATTATCCCCAAACAACTCTGTTATTTCCGGAATGACGGTCTTTTATGACGCCCTAAACAAATCCAACTTGGACGCCACACTAATAGATCTTGCCAGCCGCCAAAGTTTTGATACGAGTGCCAAAGAGAGCAAATTTTTTCAAAAAACACAGATAAGAGATGACCACGAGGAACACATTGACCCAACACACGTGCATGAAGATGACCACGAGGATGTCACAACAACCATCAGTCTGGAAACCTTAAATCTGTTGGATTGGTCGCGTGACCTTACTACGATCTTAGAAGGGTTAACAACAGAATTTGCAACAGATAATAAAATCTATTTGGGATCAGAAACATTATCCATCAATATTGCGAAAGGAAACACGTCCGCGCTACAGCAAATTCTATCGTCAGCTATTTTTCTCGGAAAAATAAAGGACATCACAAGGGACAACTTGAGATCTTTTGAGGAATTAAATGCAGGTCAAAAAAGTTATTCGGAAATAGTCTTCTATAAGGTAGAGAAATACACCTCTCCGGACGCACCAACTCCAATTCAAAATATTTGGATCCCAAACATCAATCAGGTTGATCCAGTTGAATATGTTGATACCCAGGTGAAATATAATAAGCAATATTTCTACAGAGTGTTTGCTTATAGTGCTGTAGTGGGAACAAGATATTTTTACGACATGTCAACATTTCAGACCTCTTTCGTTTCCCCAACAAGATCTTTTTCGGACTCGCGTTTGACCGGTGCGCGGCAGGTCGCGGATCCAAAACTCGATTTTGGGCAGAATCCAGGCTCAGCACCGGATTTTGCGGGGCCCGCAATTGCGGGGTCCAAAAGATCTTTTTCGGACTCGCGTCTGACCGGCGCGCGCCAGGTCGCGGATCCAAAACTCGATTTTGGGCAGAATCCGGGCTCAGCACCGGATATCAACGTTGACTATTTTCAAATTGATGTCATTACGGAGCCAACCATAGACCTCATCAAGACTCATTTATTTGATTTTGATGGATCAATCTTGGATGACCCTCCGATGATTCCTGATATTAATTTTATAACTTATGTGGGGGTAGACAATAAGGTGACCATCAATATGCACTCTCAAATAGGGGAATACACAAATAGTCCGGTAATTTTAAATTCAGAAGATTTTGATTTTATCGAATCCCTCCAAAATTCGCGAGGCATGTCAATAGACTCTCCCGTGACATATAAAACAGATGATGAAACTGTTGCCTTTGAGATTTATAGGATGGAAAAGGCACCAATTTCATATGAAGATTTTTCAAATAATCTCAAAAGCGCGGTATCAACTCTTCAGAGTGACTCCTCTAGAGCAATTTACTCTTGGGATTCCTCATACGAAGACACAATCGTTCCCAATACGGAATATTATTATATGGTAAGGTCTGTTGACATACATAATCATAAATCTTACCCATCGCCGGTATATAAGGTGATGATTATTAATGATTCTGGGGCAATTTATCCCTTGGTCGAAATAATTGAAATGCGCCCTCCAGAAAAGCCGAAACAAAATTCTATAGAATTCAAAAAATTCTTACAAATAGTTCCATCCCTTCCGCAAATACAAATTGATTATGAGGCTTCAGGCTTAATCTCCGAGACGGGCCTTTTGGTTAATAGTGTGGCAAAACATAAGCCAGACATTGTTTTGGGAACTGAGAGCCCAAGGCTTTTCGGGGACAGTGAAACCGGCCAAACTTTCAAAATTCGGCTCATTTCTAGGCATACTGGTAAAAAATTGGATTTAAACGTAACTTTTAAAGTAGAAAATGAATTGTAATTTTAATTAGTATAATACTATTTATAGAGAGAGGAGAATACTAATGGCATTTTTAGACAATAGCGGTGATATCATCTTAGACGCAGTCCTGACTGATACGGGAAGAAAGAGGTTGGCACGAGGAGACGGGTCTTTTCGAATTGTTAAATTTGCTCTAGGCGACGACGAAATAAATTATGGCACCTATGACGGCGCAGCGCCAGCAGGGGAAAAAGATTTGGAGATCATGCAGACGCCGGTCTTGGAAGCTTTTACTAACAATACTTCTTTGATGCACTCCTTTTTACAGACTTACACGAATAATCAAACCCACCTGTATTTGCCAGTTATAAAATTAAATAATCTCCAAGTGGGGACGGAATATAATACATCTTTTAACACATTTTTGGTGGCAGCTGACTCTGAAACGAGCTGCGCCTTGGGCGCCCCAACCAGCCTTCCCCTAGGCCCTAGAGCTAACTGGAATCTCGCAACGGATGGGATTTTGCAGGGAGCCGACCCCTCCCAATTGAGAACACATATCAGGCTCGATCAGGGAATAGATAATTCTCTAGTAGTGCCCTCCAATGGTCTCCCTTCTACCGAATTCTATGAAAATCAATATTTGATTGAAATGGACTCGCGGTTTGGCCAGATTATTGATAAAAAAGGCGCAACCCTCGCGGTTCCATCGTTCATCGATGATGACCAAATAGCTTCTTACTATTTATCTAGAAATGTTAACAGCAGTTTCGTTACGGATAATTCAGAAAAGGGAGCAGAATACCAGGTGATCTCCGGTGCACGCGGGACAATTTTGGAATTCCAAATTCAAGTGAGCCCAAACCTGCAAACTAACACAAGCTTTTTTACGAGATTGGGCGGCACTTTCGATGCAGGCAACATTGGTGCAACTGGTGACAATACTATGTATTATATCGATTCGGTAGTGAGAGTTACTGGTCTCACAACAGGTTTTCAAATTGACGTTCCTGTGAGATACGTCAAGACGGTTGAGGCAGCCCAGTGCCGAGGGTAACTTGGTACACTTAAGATTTTAAAGGATAAACGATGGCCACTATTTTCAAAACATTATTAAATAATGATGTCGCAATGACAAGAACTTTGCTAAATGAAGCAATTCCAATTACCGGAACAGTAGTTTCCGGAACCTACAGCAACGATGCTAATATCAAAACCTACGTTCATGGGATGTTTGAGAGTGTTTATGATTACCCATATCTATCATCATCCGCAAACCATATTTTTGATATTTCTTATGGCTATTCATCGACCCTTTCTGCTAGTAACCCCATGAACGCAAAAAAAATAAATATTTATAATCAGATGGCCCAAATTTTGGTTGGATACGACCAGACCGGTTCAATTAGAAAATTTGATTCAGATGGAAATTGGCTCGGCGCCTCGGCTATGTCCGGTGTCATGGACGAGTGTGTTTTTCTAAATTACTCAAGACTATTAGTAAAAGATGAAATAAAGAAGCAATCCTATACTCTCACGATGCAGAGTGGGTCTTCTTTTGAGACAGTGGGGGACTATGGAGCAAATACTGATTACCGTGTAAACTCACCAGCCGGCGAGTTTGGCCTACTATACACATCTTCCGCAGTCCCCTATGGAGACTCTGTTGGTCTTGTATTTTATCAAGCCGGCGTTGTCGCACTTACATCTTCGTTCTTTTCATCTTCGCAAGATTGGGCCTCGGCCTTGTCTATAACTGGCGCCGCAGATGAAGTCCGACGAATGTGGGATGATAATGATTTTCAAAACACGACAGAATTAAATTCAACTATTTACTTCTGCCGCGCCGCAAATAATGAGTATAATTATAGCTCGAATCAGACATATCTGTCTCAAAGTCAAATAATTGTCAAAAACAACAACGTTTCCCAACCTCCGTGTTCTTATATTACGACTGTCGGACTCTATTCTCCAGATAATGAACTTCTTGCGGTAGCAAAATTATCTGAACCACTCAAGAAAGATCCTGCTACCGAATTAATCTTCCGCGTTAGGCTCGATTATTAAATCGGAGGTTTAACAGATGCCTCTTAAGAAATTTGGCGCTGATGACATTTTTAATAATACCCTGAAGGCCAACCCAAAGAACCAATTTGATGTTTACGGCGGGAAAGTATACTTCCAAAATGCATCTGAGATCTCTGGCGCCTTTACTGGGAGCGTCCCTTGTATTCCAACCGGATTCAAGTCTCTCTATGAATTAAACGTCGATAGGAATCCGACTCAAACTGGCTTAATTTATCCGTTCGTGACAAAAGACGGAACATTGACAAGCTTTAGAACAATTTCTACGAACTCTTTTAATTCCGAATTCGCTTATGGAGACGTGATAACTGGATCATACCCTCTTTCAGCCAGCGTCAGTAGAAATTATATTATAGGCCCGATCGGAAGAAGGAAAGTAAGTGCCCTAAAGACGACCCTAAATTCATACACTTATTGGAGTCCACATTACCAATTTAGCTCATCATATGGCGATAAAGCAACGCAGACAATAAACCTCATTTCTATTCCATCAATATTTTATGGCTCATCTATAAATAAAGAAAATGGAACCATAAGTCTGAAATATTATGTGTCAGGTACTTTAATCGCCGAACTTCAAGATGTTAATAGAAACGGAGAATTAATTCAGGTCGGCCCTTCGGGCAGCACTGGATCCGGATCTGTTGCAGGTATTGCATTGTATAACGAGGGGTTCTTGCTGTTGACGGGGAGTTGGGACCTAGAGGCCGGAGGTGTCACTCGAAATTATCTAGAAGATCCAACTTCTCTTATGCCCTCTTCCTGGTTATTTTATGGAGTCGGGATGAACGATATGTCGGGTACTGCAATTCCGCATGTGAATTATCGTATGGACTTCGAGGGAATCAATTATATTGAAACTCTGACGATGCTAGCCCACGCAGAAAAGGGCGAACTTAATCATTCAAATAATCCGACGTATGTGAGACACCAGGCCACAGCAAGTTTCTTTGAATACAATAGTCTTTCTTTCAATGAAACTAGCCAGCCCATAAAAAACATAGTAAAGAGTCCGTATTCCGATCCCGCTGCAACTTTTGAAAAAACAACTTTTATTACAAAGGTTGGCATTTATGATGAAGATAAAAACCTCATAGGAATAGCGTCGGTCTCTAAACCGGTGAAAAAAACACTTGACAGGGACTTCACTTTTAAGTTAAAATTAGACTTGCAATGATATTAGGATTAGACATAAGCACAAGCATAGTCGGAGTATGCGTCATGAACGACAACAAAATCGTCCATACGGAGTATATCGACTTGCGAAAAACCGGAAACTTCTTCGAAAAAGCTCAAAAAGTTCAAGACTCCCTCAAAGAAATAAAAAAGGAACATAATATTGAGCACATCTTTATTGAACAGGCTCTAATGTTCTTCCGACGAGGAGGCTCGACAGCAAAAACTATGTCAGTTCTCCAGAGATTCAACGGCATTATCTCTTGGCAATGCTATCAGCTCTTCGATATGGAACCAAACTATGTAACCCCCATCTCGGCAAGGTCAAAGTGTGGAATAAAGGTCGCAAGAGGCAAAAAGGCGAAGGAAGTCGTCATGGAGCACTTCATTAAAAGCAAAGAGTTCGAGATTATTTACACGCGCCATGGCAATGTTCAAAAATATTGCTATGATATTGCAGATGCAATTGTTGTTGCACGCGCTGGACACTATTTATTACAAGGGAGATAGTCTAAAAATGTCTAAAATGAAGTTATTGATGGAAAGTTGGAGAAATTATACATCAGAAATAAAAGAAGGATGGGAAGAGGAGGCGCAAAGACAGGATCAGGAAGATGAGCGCACCCAGTCAAGAGAGAAAATGAAGTCCGGAAAAGTAACCTGGAGACAGTTGAGCAAAGCCCTGGAAATTGCCAAGGCGTCAAAAGAAGGAAAGATAAATCGAGAAAAGCAAGCTCAATTAGCAAAAGATTTGGGCAGCGACGTGATAGATCTGGCGGCTTCTTTTGTACCTTTTGTTGGTACTATCGCCGCCACCAAAAATATAGCCCTGAGGGTGAAGGGATTATATAAAGCATATGCGCAAGAGCCGGATGAGGTCACCAAGGCAACTCCAGTTTTAGACGCATTCAATTTAGACGACGGCCTTCAAAAACTAGTTGATGATGGTTTAGAAAAAGAATTTATGGAAAAAATGTTTAAAGATGTGAAAACACAGATGAACGCCAATCCGGATGCTCCGATACCAGATATTGATACCATGATAAAGAAATTTGTCAATAATAAGAATTTATTTGGAAAAAAAGGATACGCTGTCGAAGAGCCAGAGTAAAAAGCTAAAATAGTTCTTGACAAAGAAGATATCAGATGCTATACTAAGGGTATGAAAGAAAAAATCTCTCTATTATCTAATGTTCTTGGCTCTTATTACAAGTCAAACGATGAGCATCTTTTTCAATGCCCTTATTGTAAACATCACAAAAGGAAATTCTCTGTCAACATCCATCGCGGTGTCTACAAGTGCTGGGTTTGTGATCAGAAGGGTAGAAATCTTTATCGATTGGTCCGCAAATTTGGTTCACAAAAAGACCGAGAAGCGTGGAAGGCGTTTTCTGGAGACAAGGCAGACCTAAATGACTTCGAAAGCCTTTTCGAGGAAGGGGGTGAAGACAATTTTGAACAAATCGTTGAAATGCCTCCAAACTTTCACACCCTAACTGGAAACTGCAAATTTAAGGCACCCCTGCGGTACCTTGAGGGGCGAGACATTAGCAGAAGGGACATCCTAAAGTGGAAAATCGGCTTTTGTTCCGGTGGCCCATTCAAGGGAAGGATCATAATCCCATCATTTAACGAAAACGGAGACTTAAATTATTTCATAGCAAGAACATTTACAGACGATTATAGAAGATATAAAAATCCTCCAGTCAGTCGCGATATAGTATTCAATGAATTATATGTCGATTTTGATAAGGAGGTCACAATTGTTGAAGGAGCATTTGATGCCGTCAAGGCAGATAATGCGGTTCCTATTTTGGGCTCAACAATTAGAGAAACATCTAGATTATTCAAAAAGATAATCCAGAACAATACGCCGGTTTTGTTGGCATTAGACCCAGATGCAAAATACAAAGCCAATAACATCAAAAAATTATTTTTCAAGTACGGCATTGAAGTGCGAGAATTGCAATACGATGATGAGAGGGATGTAGGCGATATGTCCAAAGAAGAAGTAAAAAAGTTAAGTCAAGAAGCTCCAGGGATTAGTGAAGAAGATACACTAATCTCTGCAATTTTTGACTTATAGGAGAGAAAGTTTGAAGTTTGCTCACATTGCGGACACGCATATCAAAAATTTGAAATATCATTATGAATATAAAATTGTATTTGACAAATTATACGATATTTTGAGGAAAGAAAAGCCAGACTACATTGTACATTGTGGTGATATTGCCCACACAAAAACACAAATCAGTCCAGAGTTCGTGGAAATGTGCTCTGATTTCTTTAGCAGTCTTGCTGAGATCGCCCCGACCTATGTTATCCTCGGAAACCACGATGGAAACTTGAAAAACAGCAGTCGTCAGGACGCCTTAACCCCCATCGCAGACGCTTTGGCGCACCCAAACCTACATTTACTTAAGAATTCCGGAGAAACGTTTCTAGGGGCCAATGTGGCGCTTAACGTACTATCTGTTTTCGACGAAGAAGGTTGGGTTGAACCATCCGATCCGAGCAAAATTAACATCGCTCTATACCACGGATCCGTATCTGGAGTAAAAACTGATACTGGCTGGGTTATGACCCACGGCGAGCATCCAATTGAAATTTTTGAAGGTCATGACTATGGCTTTCTTGGTGATATTCACAAAACAAATCAGAAATTAGATGAAGAGGGGAGGATTAGGTACTGTGGTTCAACAATTCAGCAAAATCATGGGGAAACGAATGACAAGGGGTTCTTATTGTGGGACATCCAAGATAAGGAAAGCTTTACTTGTCGGCATATTGAGCTTAAAAATCCGAGGCCTTTTGTAACGATTGAATTAACCTCCACAGGTAAGATGCCAAGGAATGCATCCAAGATTGTTCCGAAAGAGGCTAGACTACGCTTGGTTTCTAACAACAATTTGCCCATAGATGTTATGAGAAAGGCCACAGAGGTCGCTAAACGCCGGTTTAAGCCAGAAAGTATCACCTTTCTCAATCGCGCCACAGGTCAACGCGGCAACGTTCAGGGCATTACCGAAGGCCTAGAGACGGAAGATTTAAGAAATATAGGCATCCAAGAAGATCTCATTAAGGAATATCTGAAAGATTTTGAAGTAGACGACGATTTGATGAGGAGAGTCTTAGACCTTAACCTGAAATATAATAAAATTGCAGAAGAAAACGAAGAGGTGTCTAGAAATATTAATTGGCGCCTTCGCTCTATAGAGTGGGATAACCTTTTTAACTACGGTGAAGAAAACAGTATCAATTTTGATAACCTTGAGGGCATCGTCGGCATCTTCGGGAAGAACTTTTCCGGCAAATCCAGCATTATCGATTCAATTTTGTATACCATCTTTAATTCAACCTCCAAAAATGACCGCAAGAACTTAAATATCATCAATCAAAACCGGGATTTCGGAAAAGGAAGAGTTAAAATCTCTATTGGAGATTCAGACTATTATATTGATAGGTCATCAGAGAAATATACTAGAAAATTGAAGGGTCAAGTAACTCAAGAGGCAAAAACTAACGTTGATTTTAATATGTACGATCCTAATTTCGGAGACACCGAGAGCCTGAACGGACTCACGAGAAATCAAACTGATAAGAACATTCGTAAGGTTTTTGGAACGCTTGATGACTTTTTGTGCTCATCGATGGCCTCGCAATTAGATTCTCTAACTTTCATCAAGGAAGGGTCAACAAGAAGGAAAGAAATCCTCGCCAAATTTCTTGATCTAGAGTTCTTTGAACGAAAATTCAAATTATCCAAGGAAGATGCTTCTGATACGAAAGGGGCCCTCCGAAAATCAGAAGGAAGGGACTTCAATAATGAAATTCTTGAGGCAGAGGCAGACCTTGAAGGCGCAAATAACAAACTAGAAAAGAAAAAATCGTCATGTGAAAGCATAAAATTAAAAATGGCAGAGTGTAATACTCAAATCTCCGAAATTAATGAAAAGATAAAGTCAATTCCAGCAGAAATCATCGATGTTTTAAAAGTACAGCAGGATTTACTCGACAAGAAGAACCAACTGATCTCTGTTTCCGATCAAAATGAGGATTTTAAGGTAAGTAGGGACGAAGACCGCGCAACTTACCAAAGGGTTGTGGATTTCTTGGGAGATTTTGATGTAGAAGCTCTCTTCAGCAAACAAGAGCGCGCCAATGACCTTCTTGATCAAATCGCTTCGTTGGAAAATCTCCTATCTTCCGAAGAAGAAGAGCTTAAAAGGAATAAAAATAAGGAAAAACTCTTGAGCGGGATCCCTTGCGGGACATCATATCCAAAGTGCAAGTTTATCAAAGACGCATATGTGTCGAAAGCCACAATCCCATTAAACGAAAAAGAGGTTGAAAACCTCACAGAACAAATTGATGATATAGCCGAAGACGTCCAGGAGATCAATCCCGATCAAGTCGATGATCATATCAGTAAATATAACAGCTTGGTGGACAAAAGAAATGAATTATCCAACAAAATAACAAATTATGACCTGAAAATAGAGAAAAATTCTACTTTAATTAAATCTCTTATCAAGGATATCGAAGAAATAAAGGGGAAGGTCTCGGAATATGAGCTGAATAAGGAAGTTATCGAAAACCTTGAGAATTTGACGAAGAACTTGAGAACCATCAAAATTAAATCTCAAAATTTGCAAGGGAATTTTAATAATTGTAATACATCAATGCTCTCGCTATACAAGACCGTTGGGTCTTTGGAGCAAAAGGTGGACAACTTAACGACCCAGAAGGGGGAATACTTAGATTTACAGGAAGAGTTTTCAGCATACGACCTCTACATGCGTTGTATGCACCCAAACGGGATTGCCTACGATGTTATTCGTCGCAAATTACCAGTTATCAACGAAGAGATCGCCAAGATTTTGGCCAATATCGTTGAATTTGAGGTCTTTTTTGAGGATGACGGCAAACGCCTCGATATCTTCATCAAACATCCAAGGCACGAGCCTCGCCCCCTTGAGATGGGCTCTGGCGCAGAAAAAACAATTGCTGCCATGGCTATCCGCCTGTCATTACTGAGTGTATCCTCCCTACCCAAATCTGATATTTTTATTCTTGACGAACCCGGCACGGCCCTTGACGAAGAAAACATGCAGGGGTTCATTGACATCTTGGATCTCATCAGATCATATTTCAAAACTGTTTTGTTAATTTCTCACTTAGATAGCCTAAAAGACTGTGTTGATATGCAAATTACAATTGATAAGAAAAATGGTTATGCCTTTATTGAGCAGTGAGACTAATTATAGAGTATAAAAGGAGGGTTTATGACCATGGTAGAAACAGCAAAAGGTGTAATTGACAGAGCACTTGAAAAAATGGTTTCCCGCAAATTGCTTGTTTGGGCGACCGCTACTGGCTTGATGCTAACATCGAATCTTGAAAGTGGTGATTGGCTTATTTTAAGCGCACTGTACATCGGTGGTCAATCTATAATTGACGCGATTGTTAAACTAAAAGGAATTTAAGAGATGAAATTGACAAAAAAACAGTTGAGAGAGATGATTAAAAAGGAGA